CCAAATCTTTGAACATCTGGAGATTGGAAACGGCATCATCAAAGAGACGAGCGCGAGTAAATTTACCAGTGTCAAGGTATTGTTTAATAAAGATTTTCTTGGCTGGAGCAGACGGCATAGCGCCTAGATTGCCAGCACGGTGAACATGGATATCATCAATATCGATACCTTGTTGACGAAATGTATCCAGAAAAATATCACGGTCATCGAAATCTGACCGAGCGGTAATGACAATCATCTTACTGCCACGGGCCTTAATATTTTTATGCATTGCAATCAATTTGCGAATCGCTTTAGCGATAGGTTCGCTGGTGTCACGAAAATGCCGGGCGTCCCTAAACTCGCTAAAGTCAAAGGATTCACCCGGCTGTAAATTATATGTATTGTATTGCTTGTTACCCAGTGTCTTGATTATCTTACCGTCTTTGACGATATGGACACGGGCTTTGGTACGGAACAATGTCTCGTCAATATCCCAGATAGTTAATCCGGCACTGTCTTGCGACTCACTTATAAACTCTTTAAAACCAATCATATTTATATACTACTCGATTCGTGAGTGAATGTCAAGTAGTATTTATACAGGCGGGGCTTTCTTTCGAGTTTTCTTGGGCTTTGGAGCCTCTTCTTCTGCGTCTGCTTCGATACGGTTCTTCAAACGCTTGGCAACTTCTTCCGCATCAAGCCAGATGTCCTTGTTATCAAGCATAGACTTAATTTCTTCTGGCGTCAGGAAGTCTTTATAGAAAGAAGCAAACAACTTCTCAGACCATGCACGGAAGTGTGTGATTTGGTCATACATTTCGCCGCCTTTACCAATGGTGCCACTTGAATAGTTGTGAAACATAAACATGGTATGGTCAGATAGTTCAAAGCGGTCCGCACTAAGGAAGATAAGAGTTGCAGCCGACATACAGATGCCTTCTACCGAACAAACGATAGTAGCATTTGATTCTTGAATTGCTCTTACTATCTGGAGAGCGGCAAACAGGTCGCCACCTTCACTATTGATACGAATGTAGATAGTATCTGTCTCGCCAGCCGCTCGAAATAACTGGAACCATTCTACATATTCTTCGGCAGCTTTAATTTCGCCGCACAGATATAGATTTACTACAGTAGCTACAGGTTGCGCAAAGTATCTAGCCTTAGAAGGACCATCAAACTCGTTCATAGTATCTTGTGATTGCGGTGATCTTTTCAATTTGGTTATCAATTATGGGTGTCCTATTCGGCCAGTGGATGTATTCCTTTTCAGGATTTTTCATCAGGTTATACATTAAAGGTAAAATTAAATCTTCTACCTGCTTCAACTTTTCAGAAACTTCCATTTCTACCAGCCGCTTATGTTCTGAGATAAGTGTTGACTGGTCTACCGTGAGAAGTCTGGCTTCAAGATCATAGAGTTTGGCCATAATCTCATCTTTAAGATCGCTGGCACCTATATCGTCGTTAGGATTATATGGTTCTCGAACGTGAACCACAGTTTCGGTTGGGTCTTCGAATGTAAATCCGAAATCATAGGTTGTGTTGGACATATTTTCTAATATACCTTTTTGCTCGTTTTTCTAGTGACTTCATAGCCATCTTCATTTTCATTTCAGAAGCATGGTCAGAGAAATTCAACCCAAGCATATGATCATATTCATGCTGAAAAATTCTAGCGGGCAATCCCGTGAACTCTTCTACTATATATTCACCTTCTACATTCTGATATGAGGCAGTGATGGCGGCTGGGCGTTTGATAGAAAGCCACAGACCAGGATAACTTAGGCAGCCTTCTTTAGCTAGATTGGTTTCTTCCGACGAGGAAACAATCTTTGGGTTAAATACATTCTTGCGATTATCATCATCTGAACCCATCACAAAAACTTTGGCATCAATTCCTACCTGATTTGCAGATAAACCTAAACCTCGAAGTTCACGACATTTTGTCCATAGTCTATCTACCAAATCTTTAGCATCTTCTTTGCCAAATTCAAAAGCTGTTGGCTCTACCCGAAGTGTTGGGTCAGTAAATTTAATTAATTCCATTATATCACCATTTCACTATAGTTATTTTTCTTTTCAAACTTAATAAGACTGCGGAACTTATCAAAGAGTTGGTCGCCCTTATGACTGATAACAAATACATTCGTGTCTTCACCCAATGTATCAAGTAGAGACATAACGTAATCGGTACCGTTGTTGTCAAGAGAACTATCAAATACCTCGTCCAAGATTAGAAGATTGGTAGCCACGCTGTTCTTCATCTTAGCGATTGTTCGCCACGTAAACAGAAGAGCCAGGTCGATACGTTGCTTTTCACCTTCCGAGAAGGATGCGTAACTGAAATCGTCACGATGGCGAGATTTGATAGTTTCATCAAACTTCTCATCCAGATTAAACTGCACAAAGAAGTCCATGGACTGTAGGTATTTATTCACCAGTTTATTGATAACTGGAAGATACTGCCGAATAATCTTAGTCTTAATACCAGTATCCTTGAGGAGAGTGGAGACAGCATCCATGTAATGCTTTTCTTCATTCAACTTGGCCTTTTCTTCGTTCTGAGACAGAACTTCCTTAGCATAAGTTTTTAACTTATTTTTCTCAGTATCTATATTACCGGTTTTAGATGTAATATCAGCCAGTTCCAAATTAAGAGTCTGAATCAATCTCTGTTGAACAATGATTTCATTATTGTGCGTGATAATCTCAGTATTCAACCCAGAAATTTGTTCGGAAAGAACCTCATTTTCCGCAATGAGTTCTTCAAGTTTTGTAAATTCTTCTTGGAGTTTCTCCATTCCAGAAGAGAGTTCTTGAATTTTCTCTTGTCTTGATGAGACGATAGTTTCTTTATGGTCGTGGGCAATCCCTTGCTGACATGTAGGACACTCATCTGTTTCCTCGTAGAAAGCAACCTCTTTTTGAAGATCACGGAGTTGTGCGGAAAATTTGGTTTTAAAGGAGTCGAGTTTCTTTTGCTTGGTCGCGAGGTCTCCAAGATTTTTTTGGGTTTCTTCAATCGAAACTTTCTGCCCCGCCAGATCATTGGTGAGATTGGTAAGACTCGATATCTTCCCTTCGCCAGTCTCAATACGTTCCAATATTTCATCGACTCTCTTCTCTCGATTCGCTTCTAGGGTGTCAACATATTCTTTCTGAATTGATGCTTTCTGCTTTAAAACTTCCAGCTTACCGTCGGCATCTTGTAATTGATCTTTAAGAGCATTCATCTTGTCACGCAACACCACATTCATTGTGGTAAAGATTTGAATATCAAGTAGGTCTTCGATGATTTCTCTGCGGGTACCAGAAGGTAACTGCATGAACGGGGTGAATGACGCCGAACCTAGAATGACAATCTGGGTAAAAGACTTGTAGTTCAACTTGAGAATGGATTCCTCAAGATACTTTTGATAATCTCTAGCGGCCGCATCTTGATTCAACAGTTCGCCATCAACATAGATTTCAAAAAGACCGGGCTTGATGCCGCGAACAATCTTATACAGTTTACTGCCTGTGTGAAATTCTACCTCAACCAGAAGTTGCTTCTTGTTAATGGAGTTTACCAACTGCGGCTTGTTGATGTTGCGAAACGGCTTACCGAAAAGAGAGAAGCACAATGCATCAAGCATCGTGGACTTGCCGCCGCCGTTTTCACCGACTATGAGGGTACTGGGTGAACGGTCTAGTTTAATTTCAGTAAACTGATTGCCCGTGGAAAGAAAGTTCTTCCAACGAATAGTGTTAAAAATAATCATACTGTAACGTTCTGTGCCTCAACATAGAGTGTCTGTAGAATAGACTTAATACGGTTCTTTTCCAGATCGGTTTGAATAGTGTCAACAAAATCTGAGAGAACAGACATAGTATCTTCTACATTTAACTCTTCATCATCCGTAGCTTCTGTTTCAAATTCAGAAAAGTCTTCAATGATTTTAAGTTCAATTAGATTTAGGTCATACAGCTTATCAACAAAGCGGTCAAACTTATAGAAGTCTGTCTTCTTCACAACTACCAAACGAACACAAGATCCAACCATAGGTAGAAGGTCGATAGCAGAAGGGTCACCATTAGTATCATCATAATAGATTTTATGGAAGATTTTAAATGGGTTCTCAAAGAATTCTACCTCATTTGTTTCCGTATCATATAAGTGATAGCCTCTCGGATCATTATAATCATTCCAAGTAAACTCATAGGTATTACCAAGATAGACAATGTTACCAGACCGACTGCGATGATGGAAATGACCGCTACAAACGAGAGGAAATCTATCAAAGTCAACAGTGTCCATTCCGTGATCATTTTTATGCCCACGATACATTTCGAAACCTGAAAACTCAAAGTGTCCAAATACTGCTTGTGCATTGCTTTTCTTTACTACCTCCATAGTTTCTGCATAGTTGCCCGAACAAATCCATGGAACAAGCAGTAGATTCTTTCCGTCTAATCTGATTTCTTCTGCTTCTGAATATGTAATGATGTTCTCATACTCACGGAGAAGAAGATCCAGAGAGTTTACATCATTAGTATTCTTGAAGAAAGTATCGTGATTACCAGCAATCATATGGACATCGATGCCCAAATCACTGGTCTTGTCAAAGAAATACTCGCGGCACTTCTTCAAGGTATTATAATTTATAAACTTGCGGCGGTCAAAGACATCGCCAAGGTGAATAATAGTCTTAATGCCTTCACGTTCCAGATGGGGAAAGAATGTTTCCGTGTAGAACTTTGCAAAGAAGTTATCGAACGGAATGGAATCCGACCTAGCACCGAAGTGAGTGTCCGTTATTAAAGCTATACGCAAATTATTTATCCTTACATTTATCAAAATGCACTTTGTGTTCATTCTACTCTATATCAAGAGAATTGTCAATGATTTTTCGTTCATATCTAATTAATTTTCTCGATATTTCTTCTGCTGAATATCCTTGTTCGTGCCAACTCAGAATATCAGCAGGAGTTTTTCCAGGATCCCATTCGAATACAGTTAATGCAAATCGATCTTGTATTATTCCCTGCACTACATGAGGTACATCTACTTGTATTTTATGCCACACTCGATCAGGAATGATTTCTTTGTGCTCAAGCAATTTACTATTTGTTAGATTAAACCAACTAGTAGATACCTTTTCTCCACCCGTATTGATAATATAATTATAACAACTAGTTCGGTTAAAGTCTATATGCTTGGGACTTCTTGACCTAATTATCTGGTAATAAACCTTCGTAGTAATATCAAAGTCGAAGTAAGGTCTAAGAAATTCTTCGAGATCTTTATTTGCATTCTTTTTAAGCAAGAACCGCTCTGGGTGCTCATAATTCTGAGGCCAGACTGATTCCAATGCCTCAATTTCTTCTATCGAATCTAGTATCAGGTTATTAGGCACTGATGGAATATTGAGATATCTTATATATTCAACCATGGTTAGTATTTCCTTGCTACATTATTCATAATCTTTTAGCAATTGATTTAGCGGCATTCAAAGTTGTTACTGGTCCAGGATGCATCAGATCTCTAGCTTTATCATCCCAACTCAAAAACTTACAATTCAAATCATTTGCAGTAGATTCAAAAAAGGTAACCTCTACATGCGGAATATCTTTCCATAAAGCAACAGACATTTGTTGCAACATCAACGAAAACGAAAGTGAATGTGTTGGATAAAAGTTCCAAAGTTTGAACAATTCTTTACTAAAATTACTCTGCGAATGTGCATTTACGTTTACCACTGACTCCTTATTAAAAATGGTCAATCGTTCCATTCCCGTCCACATATTAACAATTGCTTTAGGTTGTTTTATGTTATGCAACACAAGTTGATTGTATAATGAAAACATCATTGAAGTTCCACCTGCTCCCATATTGATAACTGGGCAACCAAGTAGCAATGAAAGTTGGTGGGTTATTGTTTCATCTTCTGCCAGTCCGACTCCGAATGCATTCGAGCATCCAAAAACAACAACAGAATCTTCCCAAGAAATATTTCTAAATTCATCTGTTCTATAATTTAGTTTGTTCGTTTTATAGTAAATTTCTTTGGTACGATAGTGCCAATCAGCAGGCATTTTTTCTAAATTACTTTTATAATACTCTGCAATATCAATTCCTGCAAACGAACCACTACTGGTAATCGGATTGGGCAGAAAGTTTAGTCTATTCATCAAATAACTCACCAATTTTCATGACTTTAGAATTCCAAGTAAAGTATTAGTCTGGCTGATTGCATCATCAAGTGCATGGTGATGCGTGTCATTTTCGGCTGCACGAATCTTAGCATTGCTAAGGCCCATAAGATTCATCACGGTGCGATAGCACATGATGTTGCTATAGCGCCAAGGATAAGGCAGACTGACTGCCGCATATGCAGACTCCAGAATGGAGATATCAAACGAAGCACCGTTACCCCATGGCATTACCTTGTCTCTACCAATCCAGTCAGTGAAACTTAGTAGTGCGTCCACGAGTTGTAGTTGGTCGACAAGAAGAGCATCTCTTGCTGCGGCACTTTGCTGCATCCACCAATCAATAGTAGACTTGTCAACGTGAAGCCCTGCGGTCTTACAAGATTTGGCATCGATGTTACAGTAGAACTTATCGATAATACCTTCACCAAGAGTGAACTTGGTAGCACCAATAGAAAGAATGGTCGCGTTGGCTCTTGTCGAAAGAGTTTCCAAGTCAATCATTACATGAACGGTATTAAGATCAGTTACTTTCATTTACGCTTCTCTTTTGCATATTGTGATAAGGCGTTATCACAATAGTTACGAATATTTTCTACCGTCACCATGTAGTTATGTCTGATATTAGAAGGCGTTGCCTTGTCCTGCATAGTATCGACCATCTGTTGGACGATTGCAGGAACAATTAGTTCCTTAGTCATGTTTTACCTTACTTTGTAGTATCAGTTGCGACGGGAATAGCTTTCTCTAGCGCCTGTTCCGCATCAAGCTCTTCGCCTTCTTGAAGGCGAATCAATGTAATTTGACCATCACAAATCATGTAGTGCTGACCCTCGCCGAGTTTAGACGATTCAAGGTAGATGCACCCGGCATTCTGAACCGAAATACCCTGAACTTCTTCGCGATGGCCAGCAACGCTATTAACAACTGAAATCACAGCGGTAGAAACAACGCCCAACATCAACAGGGAGAACCAGTTATCAGAAACAAACTTAACAGCAGTATTAGTTTTTGGAAAATCAATCATAAATGTACCTTTCAATTAGAGTGATGTTCTCATATTACTCTAAATCTAGTCCCGAGTCAATAGTTTTTTGTTTATCCAGATATTTTGGTCGGCGCTTAGGAATATTACTGACCTCTGCTGGCTTATCATAGTCTTCTACCAGGTCAATCGTCTTTTTAAGATAGTCAATGAACTCATTTCCATAATCACCGCCGTCGTGGTCTTGTGTAATCAAATCATGGACATCTAGATTACGAATGTATCGGTACTTTGCAGACTGTTGCTTCTTCTCTTTCGCAATACGGCGTAAGAAGGCATAATACGTAATCTGTGTGAAGTATGCAAAGGGGTTCTTAGACTTAGCAGGATCGAAGTTATCGATGTAAGTAATGCAATTTTCAATTCCATCTGATATCATCTCATCCCGATATGTGTAGTTAATAAAATTGCTTTTATATGCCAAGTGATTGGCAATCTTAAGGAAGCATTCACCCAGATAATTGGGCACACGAGGCTTCTTACTACTATCATAGTCTGGTTCAGCTTTAGCAGCCAAAACCTTTTCTCTATACTCTGTAATTTTTTCTAGAAACAAGGCGTTATCTACGTAGTGAACATTATTTTTTTTATTCTTGGCCATTAGGACCTCCATCATGATATAATCTGTTATACTACATTTTTTTGTATATGGCAACATTTTTATTAAAAAAAGTATTTACAACTAGTGATTCTTGTGGTATAAGAAGAGTGTAGCTCTTCAAAAATGAATCAATTAAGTAATCTTTTACTTCTTAGTATTCTTGATTGAAGAATTTCTATCTCGTTTAACTCTTCAATGTCTTCTATCGGTTCGGGGTAATTGCCCGTGTAAGAGAGATACTGTTGTAGCAGATTTTCTTTTAAAGAGCAAGAGGTAAGTATCTCTTTGGCACTTAAAAGAAAACTTTTATCCGGCGAAATTCCAATCCATGGTTTCAAGAGAAAAGTTTCTCCGTTTACACCGTCGCGGTTGACTTGGACCGCAATGACGGCAATAGGATCGTCTAACCAATAATTATTAGGGTCTGCTAGGCGAACACTTGCTATTAGTGTTTCGCCATTTTTTAACCTCAGAACAGTGACTTCGCTCATAGCTGTATTCTCACTAGTTTATAGTTGAAACCTTCTTCATTATATATCTTAATTCTTTCCACCATATGGGAAAGAGTATAGTTCTTTCGGCTCTTCCATGTTAGGTCATCACCGATATCAAATAGCCTGCACATTGTTTTGTCGGTACCTTTTCTAAGTCCTCTACCGATTGACTGTAGATTTCTAATGCGCGATTTGGAAGGTGATGCAAAGATAACGTTGTGCAGATTTCTTATATTTATACCCGTTGAAAACGTGCCGTAGGACGCTATAATGATGGCGTCTTTTTCTTTTTCAGTAATATCTCTAATCGCTTCTCGCTGTTGTGTGTCTGTACCACCATGGACAAAGAAAACTTGGCGAGTATCTCCGACCTTATTATTAATTAAATCATACAAAACTTGGCCGTGCTTTTCAATAAACTGAAATAGAACAAGTGTATTACCTTTTTGAGTTGTAGCAAGGTTCTTAATAACGTTGTTGCGTTTGGGGTGTGTGACCAACCAGTCCATCTCTTCTTGATATGTGTAGGTCTTCAGTACCTTCTTTTCTTCGTCCGTATAGTCCAGTAGAATACAATGAATGTCAAGATCAGCAACTGAGCCTTGGTCCATCAGTTCTTTAGTAGAGATAACTTTCTTTACCTTACCGAACAGACCCTCAAGAATAAGTTTATGGGTCTTCATTCCATCTAATGTTCCGGTGGTACCGATGCGATACTTCGTTTCAGTGCATTTGTCAAAGATGGATGTCAGCGACTTTGCTTTGAATAAGTGTGCTTCGTCTCCGTAGATAACATCAAACTCGGCAAAAAATTTCTTCGGTAGTTTGTAGATGGACTGCCATGTGGAAATTACAATCGATGCTTCGTTTGACTTTTCATGGCCAGCGTAAATCTTGGCGCAGTTCTGAGATACGTACCACTCGGTGTGTGATGCATAGTCTTGAAAATCTTTATACATCTGTTCTACGAGCGAAGTGGTAGGAACAATAATCAACTGCTTACGACCAAACTGTTGATGATAACGCATTAACAGATAGATGATGAGCGACTTACCAGATGCGGTAGGTGATAGTAGCAGTGTGCGACCGATACGAATAGCATATTTAACCGCTTCTAACTGGTAGTCTCTTGTCTCAATTGGCTTATCTTGGCTATGTAAGTTCAAAGATTCCGCAAACTTCTGCACATCTTTCATAGTAACTGGATCACCAATGCGTTCCATGTCAACGTCTACGGTGTAGTCAAGTCGCTCGGCAAACTCTCTGAGATAAGGTAGAAGACCAACGTATAGTTCTTTTGTCCATATATTGAACAGTCTGGCTTTACCGTCCCATAGTTTAGCACGATACGTTGGCATGAAACGTGCGCCCGGGACTTCAAAAGTGAAGTAATCATTTATTTCTTGTGCAATACCTGGGTCACAATCGACCTTCAGATGCACCTCATTTTTCTTGGAAACTTTTAGATCACTCACATCAATCCGTTTGTAAATTTAGTCCACTCAATGGCATTCTTAATATCCCATGTTCTACTATTTAGTGAGCGTATAATTTGCTCTAATTGGTAGAGTAAGGCTTTAACATATTCTACTTTGTCCATAGCTCGAATGATATCTTCATCACAGTTGATGCGGTCTTCCATATCATGCTTCAATGGCTTTAGGCCTTGATACTGGTTCCAGCCCTTATCTTGTAGTTCATCTAGGGTCATTTCACCTCGAAAGTATTTTGCTTTATCGCGGCGCAAACGATAGTAATCTGCTTCTGCTTTTCGCAGTTGCAGTTTAGTATTTGAAAGAATATTCAAATACTTTGCATGTAATTCTGGTGTTTTAGTAGATTCTCTGCCTAGATTTAACTCATCTATTTTAGAATCGCTTGTCCACATTTCTTGGACTTCTGATAATTTCATAATATAACCTCAATAGTTATTGAATAAACTTATACATCGTATATTTAAAAGTGACTTGTGCTGTAAGATACTGGACATTACCATCACTGATATCAAATTCCAGTCCTTGCAAAGTTGTTGGATAACAATCAATGAATTTAATTTCCATCGCTTTATTTAGATCGGAATCTAGAACAACTAATGTTCCATCAGAATAATCACCAGAGCTACTAAAGCCTTTTTCGGTTCCGCCTCTGGCTTGTTTGAATTCTTTATACTGGTTACGCTCTTCTGGAAAGCCTAGACCAATTAGCCAATCGTGTAACTCAATATAGTTTTGGAAGTTTTCTTGAACGATAAACTTTATGGTCAATTCATCATACGTAAGATTGGTACCAGGAACAGTGAAGTCTACCAATGGGTTAGCAATATATGCGTTACCGATTGACAACGCAGGTATGTTTGCCGACTGACAAAAGAACGATACATTAGGAAGCGTATCAATATTAAACTGAAAACCATTTGGCCTCAGATAATTTAAAGTATCCGGTGTATCTAAAATTCGCCTTGACATATCTTTCTCCGTCTATTATTTATAACGAAAAAGGGGAGAGCATTTCTGCTCCCCCCAGTTTTTTGCAACCCTTCCTCTAATGGGAAGGTATCGATTACATAAGGTTCGTAACCTTAACGCGACGATAGTATTGGTTACGGTTGGCAGTGAATGTATCACCGTCAGTTGTGCCGTTCGACTGTGTTACGAATGGGTTAGCGATCATGCCATAACGTGTCTTGAAACCAATCTTTGGTTGGAAGCTGTTAGGATCGATAGCACGAACCATTTGTAGTGGAACGTATGGGCAATAGAAGAGACCAGCATCATATGCTGTAGCGCCCTTATAACCAACAACGTAGAACTGGCTAGCAGCGCCTGTGTTAGCTGAGTAAGGATCGATATAAACCTTCTTACCACTGATTGTACCAACAAAGGTGTTACCTGTGTCGTCCGACTCAAGTGAACCTGGACCCTTTAGAGCGAGACCGGTGTCAAGAACACCAGCCATAGATAGAGCAGCCGCAACATCTGACGAACAGATGATGAAGTTACCTTTACCACGACGGGTATCTTGTGCGATTACGTTAGCGTCACGTTCCATGTTGAACAGAAGACCCTTGAAACGCTCAACGCTCCAACGACCATTCGAGTCAACGTCAAGATCGAAAGTACCAGCTGTTGCAGTTGAAGCAGCACCTGTCTTAGCGACCTTGTAGATTGTGCGGATAACTTCGCGGTTGATTTCGTTCAGAATTTCTTGTGAAAGAATGTTCGAAAGTTCTGATTCAGCATCAAGACCGTGAATAGCCTTAAGATCCTGTGCCAGTTCAACTGTGTATTCTGCTTTAAGAGCGCGTGTCTTAGCAGTAACAGTTGTCTTTTCGATGCTGAATGCCATTTCACCAAAATCGGTTCCGCCAGATTCGCCAAGTTGCTCGGCATCAACTGTTGCAATACCAGTACCTGTGGTGTAGCTACCGTCAACTGGGTTCGAACCAGCGTGAGTACCAGCACCAGAGAAGTCTGTGTCGGCTTCGTTGAAGAGAGCTTCTGTGCCAGCTTGTGTGGTGTAGTTTGACTTCATTGCGAAGATCAAGCCAGTTGGGCCAGTCATTGGCTGAACGCCAGCAACGTCATACGCCATTAGGTTAGGAAGGGCGCGACGAACAAGCGAGATCAAGATTGGATCATACTTGTCGATGTTTGAAGCACCAGTACCACCGATGTTATTTGCCGGTGTTTCGAAAAGTGCCTCTTTTTCTTCGCGTAGGGCCTTTTCTTGGTTTTCAAGAACGACGGCTGTAACTGCGCGACGGTAGTTGTCTTTAATCGCGCCGAGTCCGCCGTGATTTAGAACAGGTTCCCACTTCTTTTGTAGTTGTTCTGAAAGAAACATGTAGTTTTCTCCTTGTGTGTCAATATCTTTTATTTATAAAAAAATTAGTTTTGAGCAGCAATCTTATCCAGTGCTTGGACATACTTACTGACTGTCGATTCGTCTAAGACTTCCACGCCTTCATCTTCTAGTTTGTCTTCCACGATAGTAGTTGACTTAGAAGCAGGGAAATAATTTTCCTTGATGACGTTTAACTTTTCTTCAAAGATGTCTGCGTTCTCGAATTCTACATCAGCTACCAACGACTTAAACTTTTCAGCATCGGTCTTTGCAAGGTCCTCAGAAACAACGGCGAAAACGCCATGCTTCAAAAGAGCTACATTGTTATTGTGCAGTTCTACATTTGCAGAAATTTGTTCGTCCAACTTAGCAGATACTTCTTCTAGTTGGGCTTGCATTTCACCAAGCACATCATATTTCTCTTCGGGAACATCAATATAATGTTCTGCGAACAGGTTTTTCATGCTGTTGATGAATGATTCCGCGATGTCGGTGCGAAGACCATTTTCAACAGCAAGTGCGTTGTCTTCAACCCACTTTTCAATTACATAACCAAGATAAGAATCGACCTTCTCGGTCAAGTCGGCCTTGAACTCTTCCATCAATTCAGCCGCTTCGGAGATTAGACTTTCTTCGATTTGCTGAACTTGATTGGATACACGGGCAGTTACCATTGCTTCAAAGAGCGACGATGCTTTGCCACGGAATTCTTCTGATAGGTCTTCGTTACCATCAAAGAGAGTAGCAAGATCGGCAGTGAAATCTTCTTCAATCATTTCGCCATCTTCCTCTGTTTCTTCTTGATGAACATTACCCTTTGACGATGCCATGTTTACAACCGAAGTTGGGTCACTATGGGTCGTGAAGTTAGGTGCATTACCTGCGCCGCCCTGAGAAAGTGTAGCCTGGTTGCTGGAAACTGGAGCAGCTTCCTTGGCACCTGGATTATCAGTTTCTTCATCACGTTCGCTGGAAATTGGAGCATCCTGGGAATCACCTTGGCGAGGTTGTGTTTGATCGCCTGCAACCTTAGCTGGGATGGATGTATCCTTACCACCGGCAGCGCCTAGTTTGCCAGCAGCAGGTGCGTCTTCGGAAGAACCCTGCTTAGGGTTGGTTGCATCACCTGCAACCTTCTCATCTAGAACTTCCTCGGATAGTTGCTTCTTAGTTAGCAACTCTCTGATTTTGTTTTCTACACTCATTTGCGTCTCCTAAATGGATTTTTATATTCTATTTATAAAAATATTACTTTGAAGAAAGATGACGCAAGAAACGTTCAAAGACTTGAATCTTTGCTTCTTCGAGTTGTTTCTTACTTGCTTTCTTAATATACTTCTTGGACATATCGCAATGCTGTTCGGTCCAAACACCATTCACAACTACCCATTCTTTATTTTCCATGATGCCACGAACAAAGGCATCTGGTGCTGAGGGGTCAGCTACGATATCAGCCGCTGTCGCTAGATGAAAGTCATCTTGCACAACTTGAACACCGTCTCTGTTTTCCTTCAAAGTACCGAGGCCTCTTGACGAAACGCCAAGTTGACCGCCAGACTCAATTAGACCACGAGCGATATTGCCCATTGGTGTTTCTGTCAGCTTCGCTTTACCAACCCAGTTATCGCCATCTTGACGAAGTTCTGTAATGATATGCGATACTCTATCTAAATTGATTGATGGACCATCCGGATGTCCTAATTCACCGAAGGCTCTATTATTCTCTACTGCTTCCTTCATGTAACGATTGATTTCTTTACCCATGATTTCCGATGGATACATACGACCGTTACGATTTTTAATGTTGGACTGCAGGAAAACGCCCTCAATATAGAGTGCTTTCTTACCGTTCTTTTCTTCTGTGATATAACGAACTTGTTCGTTGACTTCGGTAATAAGTTTCATTAGCCTAGGTCTCCTTGATTTTGATGTTGTTGTGAACCATAACCGGAAACCTTAGCAAGTTCTAGAACTACTGCGCCAGTACCTGAGGAAAAATCTACAACAATATCTGAACCGTTTTCTTCGTTATCCGACCATCCCATAAATTCCATCTTACCCGAACCGGAAAGATAATATAGAACTTCGCTGTCTCTAGTAATAGTAGCAGTAGAGCCTACTGACAACGCCCAGTGAAGTGTGCGAATGTTCACTCTAGGTGAAGACTGTGTTTCAGATGACTTCTTTAGGTCAGTAGCAAGGGCAATAGTGGCGTTCCCAGTCCCGCGCACTTTGACCACGCCGTGAACTTGTGTTAACTTTAGTACCGTTTTCGTTGCCATTTACTATTCCCTTTACTTGTTAGCCGACATGCTGTGTCGAATGCGTGACGTCCGCACGATGCACATCCATACCAGCTGTACCTTTTTTCGTTTTCCAATGAGCGGCCGCATTCTTAGCAGCCTCATATGTAGAACCCGCATGAGTCTCAAACTTACCATGCTTGGCGTGAACCACGATGAATGGCTTTAAATCAGAAGACTCTTCAACTTTCTTCTTCGAACGAAGAAGTTTAAAATCGTGGCCGTCAACTTTACCATTCTTATTAGCGTCAATCTTATGTTGATCACCCTTTAGTTCTTCCGACTTTAGAGCAGACTGCATCTCTTGCTTTGACTTCCTGTGTTTGGCTTTGAAACCTTTATCGTCCATGGAGTTAATGTCCATGGCAATCTCTTTCATACGACCTTCGTCAAGTTCAACTTCTTCACCATACATTTTATCAAGAGCGCGGTTGACACCGATCTTGCGATTCTGCATTTTCTTTAGTTGACCGTCATACCCCATCTTAGGTTTACGAGCATCAAAGTCGGCTGCGGCTTTCTTTGTGTAAGAACCCATAGTTGAATTGGAAAGCTCTTCTAGTTCTTCGACTTCTTCGTTTGCCAGTTTCTTGACAACATACTTGCCGCCGGCTTGGTCGATAGAATTGCCACGCTTGGCATGAGCATCTGCCTTTACCTTATCACTAAAGATTGAAGAACTATTGACATGCTCGCCCTTCTTGTTATAATAGTGAACCTGAAACTTTTCATCAAGTTCGACTTCTTCGTTTGACAACTTAGCAGCAATCGCCATCTGGCGGCGCTTTTCGTCCGACTTGCCCTTGAATTGAGGAGCATCGGAGTCCTGGAAGTCCTTGATGACATCACCCATCTTGGCTTTCGCCATGTTGATGCGCTCTTGAAGTTGCTTATAGGTCTTCATCGGTGTCCTCTATTTCTTCTAAATCGCCATGGTCATTTTCGTCGGTGATTTCGTAGTGATCGAAATCTTCAACATCATTATCTTCTGGCGTGTCGTTATAAATTCCGGCTGCCATATCTTGTCGCATTTGATCTAACTGTTCGCCTGCTTTAAGGTCCATAATATCATTAAAAACTTGTTCAGCATCTGCAAAGGTGCCGCTTTCAATGTTATTTATTAAGTCACTAATGTTACTGTTGTCCATCATCTTGTCCTTGATTTTGCTGTTGAACCTCTGCTGGAGGTTCGCCTTCTAGTGGTGAATAGTCGGGCGGCGAAACTTCAGGAGGACTTGCATCATTTTGCTTCTTAATCTCTTCAATTTCGTCGTCTGACAATTTAAGAATTTTATCTTGAACATATTCTTTACTATACATTGTGCCGATAAACGGTGCAACACCTTGAAGAATTTCAACTCTAGATTGTAGAATTTGTTGTTCTTTGGATTCTGTATAGAAAGCATCTGTTGCAAAAACATACTTGATATTATATCTCATCTTTTCCCAGTCGGCCTCGGTAATGATACCTTTGAGAATAAGTTGTGTCTTTAGTAGATCATCAAATAGAAGTGTGAAACGACGGCGCAGTTTAGAAATAAACTTCGTAAACTTCCATTCGTCTCTATTGATTTCGGCAGCACGACCAAAGTTCAGGCCAGTTTGCTGTTCAAGTCTTGACATCGGAACGTTCAACGCTTGATATAGTTTGCGCTGGAAGTATTCAATGTCTCCCATTTCGCCTAGACCCTGACCACCTGGTAGAGTTTCAATCTGTGTTCCTCTGCCACCTTCGCGGCGAGGCAACCAGAAATCTTCAAGCATTGACATAAACTTTTTATCGTCACGGATTTCACCAGTCTGAGAATCGTAAACAACCTTGTTACGATACTGGTTCATGATACCCTTGAGATACTGTTCGGCTTTAATCTTTGGAAGATTGCCAACGTCAACGTAGAATACGCGGCGCTCTGGAGCTCTCGTGATACGATAGATGACTGCGGCATTTTCCATCATACGCAACTGATTTGCTGGGCGAATAGCCTTGTGCAAAAAAGATAACGGCATGTTTCTGTCCATGTCCTTCAAGCCAGAAGGAACAAAGCAGATAGAATCTTTTTCGATGCGCATGGTGGCACCGGCGGTAGAAGAGATAGAGGCAGCTGGCGTGAAAGTTTTGTTTGGAACTAGACCGCGTTCATTGTAGATAAAATATTCTTTAATCTCTTTAATGAACTCTACACCCGTTTTTGTATCCTTTTCTTTTAGGATCTCTCTCATCTTCTTAATTTTTCTTGGGTCAATATAGCGAATGTCTGCTAGACCCTTCTTTAGATTTGCAGTATCAACAACTTTATGGAAGAACAATCTTCCGTCAATGTACCAGTGTCTAAAGTAATCTTGCGCTCTCAGATTGAAGTCCAACATGTTAAGTAGCAGTTGAAATTCATCTTGCACCATTTTTTTAATATTCTTTGACAATTCTACTTCATCAAGATCAATTTTTACTGGAGCTTCATCGTCAAGATTTGCAATTGAATCGTTTACGATATCATCAATAGCAGTATCGATATCTGCCATCATAGAAATCTCACGATACTTACGAATTAATTCTATTTCATTATTTGCGGTGCCGTCGATATCGATGTATGTGCCATAGTAGCCACCGGCTCTGATAGTTTCTACGCCACCATCGTCCGTTGGCGCCACAAACGATTTCTCAGTTTGTGACGCCGTAGACCTTTCAATTTTATAACCAAATATCTGCATTAAATTATCCTAGTTGGATGGAATTATGCAGTCAGATAATGTGAGTAGTTAAAGGTTACGGTGAACTCTTCAATTACGTCATTCTGACCATACTGTAAACCAATTTCCGACATGTTAATCGGGAAAGCATTATAAAGAACATAAGTCATAAGTGGATCGTCATTACGATCTAGATGTTCTACTGACATATCAACTTGATAGTCAATTGGATTTAGAATACCAGTGTTGGCTTCTAAATCATTCATACCATTCATCCATTCTTCGAATGGACGACGAAGTGACATCGCAGTGTCGTTGACAACTGTGATTGTGAACGGATCAAAGATACGCTCACCTGCCAACTTAACTTCGCGGCCGCGGTATTGAATGATTGTTGGGTTTACTGTTGACGCAGGAAGTGCTGCACCAGTAACTAGTAACGAGTATTCTGTATCCGGCACCGAAGAAACGTAGCCTGGGAATGTCAGAATAACACGGAACTGGTTTGGTCTAGCACCGCCAGCCCCTAGTAACCCTTTAAATTTTGAAATATCCATTTATAAATCTCCTATTTCTATTTAGTCGGGTTATTAGGCGCCAACTTCTGTGAACGATACTGAGGTACGAACCGCAACAAAGTTCAGATAGATGAAGTTAATCGAACGTGCTGGCTTGATGTAGATATCAGCAACAAATTCGTTGCGGTCGATAACTTCGCCGGTGTTGTTTGTTTCATCGCAAACAACGCGGAAGTCAAAGATACCACGGCGACCGCGAACGTCACGTAGGAATGGTTCAACCATCGAACGGAACTGTGCGCGACTAAAGACATCGTTGAACTCAAAGAGTTGATACTTGGCCGCAGTTGCGATAGCCTTTTCAAGAACAATGAATAGACGGCGAACATTGATACGGTCGAAGGCGCTTGGCTTAGCAAGAAGTGTCTTATCACCATACAGTAGAGTGCCTTCACCTGGGAAGGTAGCTACTGGGTTAACACCATTCTTATAAAGTGTGTCGCGTTCTGTCTGATTTGGAGACCAAACTAACTTAACAACATTCTTGAGTTGGCCGCGATTGAAGCCAGCAGGTGACCACCAGGCATCGTTTGTCTGGTCTGTGCGGGCACAAAGACCAGCAGTATCAGCGTTCAAAGGAACATTGATGTATTGGTCGTTGTAGCGGTCATACTGGCGCTTCCAGCCAGAATCCATAACGGCGTATGAAGTGTTACGGTTAATATCGGTTTGACGATAATCAACTACATCCGCAGCTTCACTGCCAGCGTTGTTGTATACAGCGGCAAGGGGTGGTGATAGGAATACAACGCAATCTAAACGAGCTAATGCTACGTTATCGATTACGTGATTTACTACTGCGGCCGCGTGACCACCGGTTAGGACAAGTGAAATATCAACAATTTCTTTGTTTGCAAACAGGCTGTAAGCATCTTGTAGATCGCCAGTTGTCGGCGTAGCAACATTACCACCACGTAAGTCCAAAACTAGCGCGTCTTGGCCAGCGGTTTGACCATCTTGTTCTGTACCATCGAATGCAGTTGCAGAAGTAGCACCCCAGTTTCTACCTGATGGGTGATTCATCCACCAGACATATTGTGATTGTTGGTTGAGAACTTCCTTGTAGTAGTTGTTTGTACCATCAGCCAGTTTGTTACCAACCTGCTTAGAAGCAAAGGCAAATCTTTCAACTACTGTATCGACCGCACCAGAAAAAAGACCAAGTGTATCGATAACTACAATGTGTAGTTCGTCATTCGAACAACCAGCCGCGGTGGCCTGGGCACTTGTGCCAGGGGCACCATCAAAGAATGAAGCATATTCCCAGCCAGCGAACGAAGTTGCGTCGGCATATTGAACTTCAAGGCTATTGCCATAAAGACCAGGGTATTTAGCAGCTACATCACCATTCGGGGTACCACCGTTTGCATAAGTGGCTTCATAAGCGTCTTGATTGGGAATGTAAACACCGCTACCTTCAGAGGTAGCATTCTCTGCGGCTGAGCCTACAGCACGAACAAGCTGAAGGTTGTTGCCATATGCCAAGAAGTTGGCAGCAGTGAACCAGTCAGTAGTGTTTAATGGTAGACCAAAATACTTGCGTAGTTCATTTTCTGAACCTACGGTAAAAATTTCTTCTACAGGACCCCAGTTAAAGGTACCAACAAACGCGCCTGCCGAAGTCGATACGGCTGGAATAACGTTTGTTAGATCCTTTTCTGCTACTAGGACACCTGGCGATAATTGAAAAGCCATATTCTTCTCCTCGTTGTAAACTTGACAATATTAACTTGTCGTTTTATGTTTTATGCTTTTATTTATAAAAATGTAAAAGTTACAGTAGCCAACCTTCTCGTCGAGGCTCATCCTCATCAGATACTTTCCATAGATCACCATTTGATACGAAATAGTCTTCTTGGTGCCCATTACTTATTGTCCCAAATGGAGTTAGCTCATCCTCTATACTATCCATTTGGTCCTTATACATTCTTTCTCTGATATCAACATTCGTCATATCTTTGAAGTATGGATTACTTGTCATCCAAGCTAATAGAACTAGACTCATTACAAGGTCATCAAAATAACCTTCATCTGCCATCCAACTTCCCTGCTTTTCGATGAAAGTAGAGAACTCAGAAATAGTTTCGGCATCAAATACTAATAATTTTTGTTCTTCAAGTAGAGACTTCAAGGCAAAACAACCCTGCCTCTTTACTTGTTTGGTCATTCTAACGCCGCGCTGAGTCTTTGTACCAAATCCAGGCGATAGATATTGCTTTAAAGCAGTTTTTACAGTAGTCAGAATATTATCATACTCTAACTCCATGTGTAGAATATCTGCCACTTGTTGGCCGATATCATTGATTTCAACAAGAATATATGCCTTATTGTAGTCAGTACCTACTTTAGCTACGATATTGGGAAACAACATCGGTGCAATTTTATTATCACGATATTTTACAACCAGTCTGTATGGCGCTTCTGTAACATCTAAAACTGTGAAAGCAGAATAGTCACCGCCAATACCTCGTGCCGTATCTACACCCATAGCATAGATATGACCATCTATAGGCTCTTCAAAAATATCCAGACCATCTCGTGTGTGAATAGGGTCGATAGAACTCATTGCGGCCAAAGTTTTGGCTGAGACAAGAGTGTTACTTGAACCAAGAAACTCACATAATACTTCTTGGTTAAACTTCAGTTCTCCGAGCAAACGAAGTTGTTCTTCTGCCCATGCTTCATCTCTACCAGGAATTCTGTGATAAGGAATAAACATGGGCACAAAGCCGTTGTTGCCTTTTTCAGCCTCGTTCCAGAATTTCCAGAAGTGATTGTAACCAAGTGGAGTTGATGTCAGAAGAATCTTTGTTGTTTGACCGGCAGAAATCGTAGGATAAACAGAAGCAAAGAATTGTTCTGCGACGGTGTTTGGAATGATCGCGGCTTCATCGATGTATAGCCAGTTAACAGACTTACCACGAATACCAGATGCAGTTGTAGCAGCGGTGAAAATCTTAGAGCCGTTCTCAAGTTCTACGTCACCCTTGTTCCAGGTCTTGACGCCTTGTTGCATCCACAAAGGCAAATGCTCATACATGCCTTGATAACGTGCCATAACTTCACGGGCTGCGGCCGTTTTGTTAGCCATGATAGCAACTGTTTTTGAATCTTGAAAGAGTGTGTACCACAGAATACAAGCAGCCGAAGTAATTGTCTTACCCTGCTGGCGACCTTCCATAAGAATCGCTTTACGATTGTCTAGAATATGTTTTACTTTTTCTTTCTGACAATCATACAACTTAAATAACTGGAGACCATAATCCAGTGTGACAATCATACAATAATTTTCAATAAAGTAAATAGGATCTTCCTGGCACTTTTCAATTTCTGCCAGCTGTTCGAATGTAAAGTTATGCTTATGACCAATCGGCTTTAAGTTAATATTACCGTGATACGAGGATTCCTCACTCATGTTCTATCACTTTGGCTTTTTCGGCTTTCAATGCCTTAAGTAAATCAGATGTGGAACCAGAAAAGATGATATTGTTTTGTGTATCAATATTCTGTTTCTTTGGTTCTTCTTCTCGCAACTTCTTTTTCTTTGCTTGCAAATCAAGAAGGTCTTTGGCTGCATCACCTGTGGTCTTAATCAACTGACCTACTACTTCATATGCACGAGGACTATCACTAGCTAGAGCAACATTCAACATACCATCAAGAGCCTGCTGGCTGGTACCAATCAAATCGTTTAGTTTTTTTCTTGCGGCCAGATAGTCATCTTCAATATCATCACCCGTAGATATGATTTCTGGCAGCAATGGTTCTTCCACCACTACTGGTAGTTTTTCTTCTTTCGAACTCAGAACTTCATCCATATGTGTGCCAAAAATGGCATCTAATTTATCGTATTGATTATTCGTAGGCTTCATCAAATTGCTCCACATAATTCCAATCGTCTAGATAGGATGCATCATTAGGCGTATAGGTTACTTGATACTTAATTTTTTCCAACGTGTCCACACTAGGATTAATGGCTGCATACGTATTAGCAATTGCAGTTTTAATATAACCCTGCATATCAACTGGACCGTAGAAGTTTATACCAAGATTAAAGGTTAGATTCCATACAATAGATTGTCTTTGTGTAAACTCACCTTCATAATTGTCTTCGTATGAGACATTCTCCAATATAATTTGCAAGTCTCTTTTGATTCCCATTTCTGGGATATCAGTTATGGACACACAAAAATCTGGATTGAAGAACGGTAAAATCTGTTCGATGATTTGAAGTCCATCATCTTGATTTTTTGTTACGATAAAAAGGGATATCGATAAAGTATATGGGGTGCTAGTATACTGCACTCTTACTTTATCTGCATCGTCACCCACACCCACTGCGATATTCTTTGTAAGAATATTCAATTTCTGTTGTGGATTATATTGAAGACCAGTAATCTCGAAACCAATTCTAGGTAATGTGATTGCAACCGACGCGGGATCATTTCCAGGTACCGCGGCAACTCTTGCCAGAAATTTATCTTTAGGTCCGTATGCAAGAGGCACTCGAATGGACTGAGCCACTTCCCCCGCAGAGTTTTTACGCTCTACGGTTAGTTGATTGAATATCGTTCCAAAAGCAATGATAGCTTTACGAATGTGCTGGTGATAAAAATGCTGCTTCAAAAACATTATGCCGCTGTCCTTACTTGAACTTCACCGAATGGATTGAATGCTGTGAAATCTAAGAACTCGCCCGCTTCGTTTTCAAACTCATTAGTCTGATCTAAAGAATCAACGTTTGTTGTACCACTTTCTTGTAGGATAATTGAGTCGCCGGTATTCGACAGAACAAAATCACCAGACTCCATGATAAGTTGCCAATCAAAAATGTCTTGAGTTAAGCCATCGGTAATACCATCAATTTCTTCAAGGCCAGTATCGATAGTTTCAGAACTAAATTCAAATACTTGGCATGACATTCTATATGTGTAAATCTTCCCTAACTGGTAGAAAGGATTTAAAAAGTCCACGTAGTTGATTTGAAAAAACGTCTTTGTTTTAGGAAAGAATAATAGATCGCCTTCAGATGGTCGCTCTGGTAACTGTAAATTTTCTGCATTTCTACCAACAGATTCTTCCCAACGGCGTCTCGCGACAACAAAAGTTGCGGTCGATCTAAACTCAAAGCCGAACTTTGTTAGTAGTTCACCTTGACCTTCGAAGCCCTCTGTGTTTTCAAGATACATTTCCAATGGATATGCTTGGGTAAAATATGAAAGCGCATCTTCAAATAGAATTGGATCTTGGTTTGCTATGGTTCTAGGTAGATAGTAAACATCATGCCCATAAATCTTCATGCTTTCGATAATAAGGTCCTCCAACAAACGTTGTTCGTTTGTTGAACCTGATGTATTCCCTGATTGAAAGTAGAAATTGGTAGGCATATCTTATCCCACCATGAAATCGACGGGAAGTTCCGAGCTAAGTTGCATGTCTTGTTGAATCATCCGAATTTCTTCCACCGCTTCATCATAGACTTGTTGGCCGTTCATGACGATACCGCCCGGTAGTAGCATACCACCAAACTTCTTCATGTTATCACCCCATTGCTTTTTGATTAGCGCAGTTGCATACGTTTTTAGAAAACGGTCATCATATACTTGTGTATATGTATTTGGGTCAAGAATACGGTAGCATTCGACAATAATGAAATCGCCAGGATCAAAAACATCTTCCCAGTTGCAATGAATTTCTAATTTGTCAGTCTTACGATTATATGCAAACGACCTATCGCCCACTAGAAGCATGTCTAGCATCGAAAGGTATTGCTTCATCTGTGTATAATAAATCATGTCCGCGGATAAAAGATTATACATATCATTCATGCGGAATTGATATACAACATCAAACATGTTGTTTGCATTATTCATACCAGAGCTAGGTCCATTTACTGGCAATACTCTGATTACACCAATAACCGCATCAGGAATGGTAACATATCCATTCTGAATATCACCGGGAGTATAAAAAGCGGTTGGTGCTAATGTTCTACTAAAGCCAGACGTTTCACCTGTAACTGTTTCACTGGCGATAAATGTTCCAGATACTTTACTAATACTTAAAGTTGTGCCGTTAATAGAAACAACTTTACATCTTGCACCTGACGTTGCGCCAATCAGCATTTCGCCGTCTTCAAATGAGGGCGCAGATAGACCAGAAAATTTAAGTGTTGCGCCCGTAACCTGGTGTTGAAGATAAATTCTTTCCACACCATCAAAATGAAACTCTTGGAAATACTGCAATGCGTCATCGATGCGATCTTGTATTTGATCGTCATCGACATTAATTTCAATTACTGGAAAACCGAGTCTACGGAGACAGTAATCTATTAACCCTTGTCTTGATGAAATTGCCATAACGTGTCCTCTTTAGGACTATTTATAATGAACCCATATCGTAAACAGAGGGACTTGTGCCAGCAATATCTCCCAGGTCGATAGTTCCTGGAATTGTGAAAAAGTCTGGATTATATCCGCCAACTTCGATAATACTACCATCAGTCTTCTTTGAATATAGCGCACCATCTGCCAAATTAACAGCAAGCTCTCCCACTGCGATGTCAACGGTGCTTGGTATCGCACCAGTTGTTTCGCTTCTTTTAAGTTGGACTACAGTTCCCATTAGTTTAATAGTGTCCCAGCTGAATCATAGATGTTGATACGGAAATATGCACTTGAATTGCCGTCTAGTAAATCTGCATCAAGTCCTGACCCTGCGCCATCTACGGTCTTAATTGCATCAAGCATATTAGTTGCGGTGAATGCACCACCTAGAGATACGGATGTACCAGCAAGAGTGATTGCACTATTTGTCAGAGAACCATTACCGATATTCGATAGTGTATTTGATGCACCGCTGATTGTCTTGTTGGTAAGAGTTTCTGTACCAGCAAGTGTCGCTAGAGTGCCAGTAGTTGGTAATGTTACATTAGTTGCAGCAGTGGCAGTTAGAGTTGTGCTAAACGCACCAGAAGTTGCTAGAGTAGAACCATTGGCAAGTGTTAGAGTAGAACCAGTTGCTGGAGCAGTAATCGCAACCTTGTTAACAGATGTGGCAGTTGCTACGCCAATAGTTGGAGTAACCAATGTCGGACTGGTTGCAAATACGGCAGCACCAGTACCAGTTTCATCAGTTAAGGCTGCTAGGAGTTGAGCAGAAGTGAATGATCCAAGTACCGCTGCGTTGCCTACCGATGTGATATGCCCAGTTAAGTTCGCATTGGTCGTTACATTACCAGCAGTTAATCCAGAAGCTGTACCAGTTACATTGGTCATTACACCAGAAGCAGGAGTACCTAATGCTGGTGTTGTTAGTGTTGGACTGGTAAGTGTCTTGTTTGTAAGAGTTTGCGTTGCAGTAGTACCAACAACTGGAATATAGTTGGTGCCGTCTACTGTGTATTCCCAGACATCACTAGTTTCATTCCATTGAAGGGCCACGTTAGTAGAACTGCCACGTTCAACTTCGATACCCGCATTCTGACTTGGGATGCCAGTTTCATTACTATTAAGTGTAATGATATTATCAGCAAGATTGATTGTTTCAGTATTTACTGTAGTTGTAGTTCCAGAAACAGTAAGATTGCCACTAACAGTTAAATCATTGAATGTAACGTTAGAACCAGTTCCAACTGCCTGACCAATAGCAACTGCACCATCAGTGATAGTAACACCTGTTCCTGCGCTGAAGTGAGCGCGGACATCTGTTGCACTTGGACCAGTATATGTAATTACACCAGTTGTATTGTTGTATGCTAGTGATCCATCGCCGCCACTATCTGTTACAGATACCGCACCACGCGCAAGAGCATCTGTATACTGTGTGATTGTTGTTGCGATAGCACCTGAAGTGATCGTGATACCTGTGCCGGCGCTAAAGTGTGCGCGAACATCGGTAGCAGATGGCCCCGTATAAGTGATTACACCCGTAGTGGAATTGTATGCTAATGCACCGTCGCCACCGCTGTCTGTTACCGAGACTGCGCCTCTAGCGAGTGCATCTGTGTATTGGGTAATAGAAGTAGAGATAGCACCATCAGTAATAGAAATACCAGTGCTTGCGCTAAAGTGTGCGCGAACATCTGTTGCGCTTGGTCCTGTGTAAGTAATTACACCAGTTGTGCTATTATATGCAACTGAGCCATCGCCGCCGGAATCTGTTACCGAGACTGCGCCTCTTGCTCTTGTATTTGTAAAGTAGAGGTTTGTTGAACCTTCTGTAATCTCGTCACTGTTATCTTTAGTCTGAATTGCCGAAGTAACATATGCTTCTGTTGCCAGAGGTTTACCACCTGCGGTAGTACCATCATGAACAACTACTGTATCTTTTGTTGTGTCGACCGTGACTTCACCCACTGCACCAGTAAAGGTTGAGTGCTGAACCGTAGTCCCTCGTCTAAGTTGTAAAATCGTTGCCATTTGTATCTCCTAGTCCACCATTTTAGGTACTATATGTTCCACCATCAAGAATGGCACCGTCTTTTATGTTTGCCAGAGTAGTTTTTAACAACTCATGTCCACCAGCAGTTGTCCCGTCATGCACTCTTATCGAATTGTTTGTTGTGTCTACGGTGATTTCTGCTTGTGCACCAGTAAAGGTATTGTGCTGAGTTGAAGTACCTCTTCTCAGTTTGACTCTTGCTGCCATCAGATGCTCCCGTAATCAATTGAGTTATACGCCAAAACATTATCTGTAATTAGACCGTAATCTAAATCTGCGTTTTGATTTAGGCGAACAACTGCGACACCTGGAGTTGTTGTGGTATCAACAGCGAAATCACCGAAGATGGTATCAGCAAATGAAATCGTTGCCACTGATGTTGCTGCACCACCATCGTTTACTTCAACTCCGCCAAGACTAACAACAGTACCATCAGTTTTTTTCGAGAAAATTTTCTTGTCTGTTAAATTTACCGCAAGTTCACCTACTGCCAGATCCGCACCAACTGGTGCCACACCGGCAACCTCATTTCTTTTGATTTGAACTACTGTTGACATTCGCTAATCCTATCCGTCTTTTGTAAAGTTCGATTCTTTCCAGTCAGGCTCCTTGGCTTTCTTTTCAGGTGTAGTAGACGCAAGATTTGCTGCCTCTTCTAATTCCTGAATCTTGGCTGTCAATTCAGCCACGGCCTCGTTTGCTAAATTTAACTGAGTCTTTACCATGATATTATCAAGAGTAATTGCTTTAAGTTGTTCTGCCAAATTATTAATATACGAATTGATGAACTTAGTTTGATCCATTATGTATCTCCACAGAGTTGGGGTGGGACAGTCCCACCCCATTCTTATCTATTTATTAGTATGTTCCACCGTCGATATTACCGAACGAAGGAGCAACGCCTGAACCACCAGATTTTAGAACTTGTCCAGCAGTTCCAACTGCGGTTGCTTGGATAGCAGAAGTTCCGCTACCGAAGAGAACACCATTAGCAGTCAGAGTTGACGCGCCAGTACCACCGTTTCCAACTGTGATTGCAGACGCGAGAGACGAAATTGTTCCGCCTTCAAGGTTAGCAACAAGAGTAGCAATGGTATAACCAGTTGCCGCTGTGTTAACTGTTGTTGTTGGAGCAGCTTGTGAGTCCTTGAAGAGTCTCCACTTACCGTCCGAAGCATCGCGGAAGATACCTGAGTAAAGGTCTAGCGAACCGCTGGTATCATACATACCGAACAGACCGATGTCAACTGCGTCAGTTGCGTTATTGTCGTTACCAACAAATACGAGAGGGTCGGTTACAGACAGAGTTGTCGAGTTGACAGTAGTTGTTGTTCCCGAAACTGTAAGGTTACCAGCAACTGTTACGTTAGCACCCGAAAGTGTAAGAGCAGTTGTGCCACCCGATGACTTAATGTCATTTCCGGTAACTGTTAGGTCACCAGCAACAGCAACGTCTGCACCCGAAAGCGTCAGAGCAGTAGCAGTAGATGACTTAATGTCATTACCAGTTACGGTAAGATCGCCAGCAATAGCAACGTTTGCAGCATCAAGTGTAATAGCAGTTGCAGAAGATGACTTAATGTCATTTCCAGTAACTGTCAGGTCACCAGCAACAGCAACATCTGCACCCGAAAGAGTGATAGAAGTTGTTCCGCCATTTGCCTTAATGTCGTTACCGCCAACTGTTAGGTCACCAACAAGGGTAACATTTTCTGTAAGAGCAACAGTTACGCCAGCATCTTCAGAACCTGAACCTGTGATAGCAATTTGGTTTGCAGTTCCAGCAACAGTAGCAACATAGTTACCAGTTGTGTCGGTTCCAAGAGCAACCGAGTTGGCAGCAATCGAGGCAACACCTGTTTCGCTGATTGTAATGTCGCCAGAAACGGCAGCATAGATGTAATCGCCAATATCTTCAGCAGTAATCTTCTTGTTTGCAGTTGCCGAAGCATCATAAACAAGGAATTCGTCTGCATCAGCAAGTGATGTCAGAGCAGCAGCACCAGTAATATCAGCAGCGATACCAACTTGGTTGTCAGAAATCGTTGTCTTGATACCACCTGAACCAGCAAAAGTCAGAGTTCCACCAGTCGAGAAGGAATCCGTATTTGGAGTTCCTTGGTTGTCGCTGATTGTGAACGAAGACGAAGCAGGTGAGGAGAATGCGAGTTGACCTGAACCGTTTGTGGTAAGAATCTGACCGTTTGAACCGTCTGCGGTTGGAAGGATCAGAGTAAGATCAGCAGCAAGCGAATCTGGTGCCTTTAGAGTTACTTTGTTGGAACCATTATTTGTTGCTTCAGCAAAGGTTGCTTTGCCAGCAACTGTTGTTGTTGCGTCCACAAGACGAGCATCAACCTTGTCTGTGAAGTATTTACCACCGACAGCATGAATTGCGGCAGAACCACCTTCCATTGATTCGATGTAAAGTTTTGCACTTGCGCCGCTATTGCTTGCGTCTTGTGCGTATGCCATTTCACCTTCTAGGAGGTCCGTGGTTGCAGGAGCAGTTGCACCCGAGCTTCTTTTAATTTGAATAATTGTTGACATTTTAGACTATTCCTTTTTAGTTATTGTCTTTAGTATTAATAAGTTCCGCCGTCAATGGACAAAGGAGCAACATTTGTGGAAGGATCTACTGCTTCCCATTTTAGAGTCTCTGAGTTATAAATCAATGTATATCCATCCTGTAATCCTGCTGCATCAACATTCGCCAAAGTCTCCACCTTTTGAGCTCCGCGTGTGCTAACTACATTCGTATTTATAGTTTTAGAATTTGGAACGGTTACTTTTATAGCCATTATTTTGTTACCTCTGGATTAACTACTACAATTCCTTCGAGAACTCTGATAGTTTCTTCATCACTCACCACTTCAATATCGTAAACATATCTTCCTGCTTTAATTTCGGAAGTTTCTTCTGCCGTCAAAGATATAGTTACTTCTCCATCTAAGGGAGAAGTAATGGCTGCGGTAAAATCTATTGCGGTGTTTGTATAAAAAGACTTGCGCATCTGAGATGCGGCAGTATAATCAGAGAGATCCTTCGCATCTCCGTATTGATCACTGACTTCTATAGCAAAACTAAAGGTCGTTCCTTGATCAATATAAATATTTTGAACCTGCGCCATAAGAACCCTTATAAATGTATTTGAACTTATTTATAATTTTAGGTGAACTATGAAAACGATATTGATGCTAAAATATGGCACAAAATATTCCAAAGAAGATGTAGATCGTATTATCGAAGCCACTGGTGGCAAGTATAATTATGCCTGTATAACCGACGATACTACTCTTGATCCAAGAGTTAAAATAATTCCATTACCAGAAGACGTTGACGGAACTTTTATTAAAATATGGATGTATGGATTAGAAGACTTGGGCGATGTTCTTTACTTTGACCTTGATATTAGAATACAAAAAGATGTTGATAATTTATGGAATTATCTTGACGAACGCCCAACTATATGCTATACTTATTGGAAGAATATAAGTTGGGTGGATAAAAATGCTCGTTCTTATAGCGAACAATACTTGAGTAACTATAATTCTAGTGCCGTTCTATGGCGCTCCGGTAGTCCAAAAGCCAAAGAGATTTGGGAACATTTTAAAAAGGACATGGACTATTATATGATCAAGTATTGGGGTGACGATAGATTTTTATGGCATGAGAAGTTTGATTTTAAGTGGTTTCCAAAAGGCGAGTTTTATTCTTTTCTCTATGGTGCAGACTACTACGACCCAGAGAAGAGAATTGTAGACAGATACCGACCAGAGTATACAGTATGTTTACTCAATGGTTTAGATTATTTTCCAGGATATGATAAGAAATATGATGAACTTTCTAACAATTAAATGGGGTGACAAATACTCATCTGATTATGTGAACAATCTTTATCACATGGTAAAGAAGAATTATACCGGAGAGTTTAGATTTATTTGCTATACGGATGATGCCACTGACCTAGAGTGTGAAGTTCATCCTATTCCAGATGATGACTTACTACACCCAAAATACTACTTTGGAAAAGAAGCATTTTGTTTTGATAGAGCCAAGTTTTTAATTTTTAATTCAGAAGAATGGCTAGATTGCGAAGAAGAAGATAAGTTCTGCTATTTGGATTTGGATGTAGTAGTTCAAAATAACATCGATGAGATTGATATCTTGGCCGAGAAACCTAGAATAATTCACTGCTTATGGCAGCCAGAAAATCAAATAGATGATAGGTTCTTCATCGAAACAAGAGGTACATTTTTCAACTCTAGTATGATGCTGTGGTCATATGGTCAATGCCAACATATATATTATGATGTCTACGATAATAATGAAATAGTTTTCAAAACATTTTTTAAGGGTAGTGATAACTATCATTATTGGCGTCAAAGAGACTTCTGGAAAAACATTCCAGAAAGTTGGGTATACTCTTGGAACAGAGGACGATATTATCCAGATGATGTAGTGCGTTTTAAATTTAGAGATGATGCCAAAATCTGCTTATTTAATACAGATAATGTTCCTCATCCATCTACTAAAGATCACGTTGAATTATCTGAATGTCATGACAAAAATATTATTGGATTGTGGAAATGAGAGTCAATTACGTTTGTTGTAAATGGGGTACCAAATACGATGCCGAGTTTGTCAACCGACTTTATCGGATGGCAAAGAAGCATACTCCAGATAATTTTGAGTTTCACTTCTATTGCTATACAGATAACAGTGAGGGATTTGACGCCGAGATTAAAGTTATCGACTTCCCAGATATTCCCAACATCCATCCGAAATACTGGTTTGGTTCAGATGATTTTAAATACGGTATGGCACGTTGTTGGGACAGACCAAAGACGTTCATCTTCAATACACACAACTTCGCAGACGATAAACCAACTGGAAGATTTGTCTTCTTCGACCTTGATGTTATCATCCAAAACGATTTGTCGCCAATCATCACTTACGACCTAGAGAATCCTACCAAGTTGCGCTCATGGTGGCAAGACCCTCGTCCGATGAAGTCGCGTAATTTCAAGTTATCGCATGGTGCATATACAAATGGTAGTTGCATGGTATGGTCAGATGATCAGACAGAATGCATCTGGCAGGATGTTTTAGAACATCAAGAGCGTATCTGGTTTACATTTACAGATGGTACAGACAACTATCATAGTTGGCGATGGGGAGAATTTAGCAATACCCCTCTGTGGAAACATTTTCCAAACACCTTTGCTTACTCATACAATCGTGGTCGTGACTGGCATGAAGACGATTTGGGTGTCGGCATATATAGAAAAGACTGTATTGTTTGTGTTTTTAATGTGGATCTACTTCCATTCACAGACAATAGCAGAGGAAAAGTGAAACAGGAATCCTTGGTCGATCCTGATCTTTTAGAGCATTGGAATGTTTGATGATTAGTATTTACACAGTGAAGTGGGGAACAAAATATAATGTTGACCATGTTAATAAAATACTTGAGCAATGCAGAGAACACATAACAACTGATTTTGATTTTTACTGTTTGACCGAACATACCATCGGTTTACATTCTGACGTTATCGTAATTCCTTTTCCAGAAGATAATTACTATGAAAAATGGTGGAATAAATTATACTTATTCGATAAGCAAGTTGTATCTCAGCGCGGAGAAAAACTATTTCTGGATCTTGATATAGTTATTCAAAACAATATCGATTGCATAGTAGACCATGACCCAGAAGATGGTTTGACATTTGTTCGCACTCACTGGCACAACATGAAGAAAATGAAACGCGATACGCAAGATATTCCTCGTGCATATACCGATCTAAATTCTAGTGTGTTAAGATGGAATGATAGATTGGATATCGATAAGATTACCAAGTTTGTTACAGACTATCCCGACCAAATGTTTTTTCATTATCGGGGCCTTGATAATCTTTTCGGACATCAGCGCGACCGTTTATTGAAAATTGATTTTTTCCCATCTGGTTGGGTGTATAGTTACAACTACGGATATATGTGGCCAATCGATACTAGAGAACAAATTATCCGAACCGAACCACTAATTTGCTTATATGATTCAATGGAAAGACCACAAGATGTTAAACTATAATTTTTTGAATAATCATCGGTATTGGGGCGAAGGATTAGATAAAATCAATCACGAACTACCATGGAAACATGAAGACTTTCGTAAGTCTCTAAATCCGAATACTATGGATGCTGCTATTTGGTTAGTAGAAGAACTACTGAAAGTAGAAGATATCCCAGAAGAATTGAATATTACAATTTTGAATTCATGGTTAGGATTTCCTCTGCTACCGTTACTCTGCGAAAATTTAAATGTCAAGAAGATTAATTTGATTGATATTGATAAAGATGCGTTGGAACTATCAAAAGTATTCAATCGGTTTTATAGCGATAGTGGTATAGAGTTAGACCACATCAACTGGGATGTTCCTTTCGCATATCATGATATAAATGCATTAGAAACTGATATAGTAATTTCTATTGGGTGCGAGGCGATGTATCCGTTAAAGAAAATGACGACCGCAAACAAGGATTGTATCTTTGCTTGTCAGTCGTCAAATGTTTTTAGAGAGATGTATGGTATCAATTGTGTTCCAACAATTGAAGAGCACATTGAAAATGTTGGAGTTACTGATGTTTCGTATGAAGGATCAATTAAACAATCATACTATAGTTGGGACGGTAAGGTCGAGTTCGATCGTTTTATGGTAATAGGAAGGAAGTAATATGGGAAGAGCGAGAGTTGTTGCACCTCCACCTGAGGATTATACACCAGAACCTTTAGTATCACTTCCGCTGGCGCCCGTTGAGGTAGTTGCGGAAGAGTGGATTGATGGAAACTTCCAAGAAGAAATTATTGAAGTTGTGAACGATGAGCCTTCTCAAGAAGAACTTGATAGAGAAAAAATCGCACAAGAAAAGCACGAAGAATTGCAGAGACAAAAACTTTTCGCCGAAGAGGAATCGAAAGTTGCCGCAGAAATAGTTGCTAAAGCAAAAGAGATTTTAGAAAATCCTCCTGTGAAAATTGAGACTGTAGTCGAAACAGTTATAGAAACCGTTCACGTTATAGACCCAAAATTGGTAGAAGAATTACAAGTTCTTACGGCAGCAAATGAAAAACTTACCAGAGAAAATGAAGCAGCGGCAAGAGTAAAAGAAGAACAAATTTTAAAGGCGCGACAACAGGCAACTGATCAACGCAGCAATCAACACATGATTCAATTAAACATGACGCCAAAAATTCCATCGTTAATTAGTAAAATCAAAACATTATTTCGAAATCGCCGAATTAAGTCTGCTACTAATGTTGGAATTAAAAACTATGAAACTGCAATCCTCGAGAGAGCAAGAATTGCAGTTCCCAAGTTATTGGATGATATTGAAAACATGCACGAGCAGTTGACCATACTAGAAGACCTGCTCACAAAATATAGTGAAGTTAAAAGCAATCAAGAAAGGTGAGAGGTATTCTCCCCTGTAATATCTTCAACCATTGATTTCCAGAGGTCCTCATGAGGAATGACATAACCGAGAGTGAGTCGCTTGCTGCGACTCCCAGCACAATGATAGAAGACTTTATCAGGCTCACTCCGCCTACCGAAGTAACCGACCTTGACAGACCAGCCCTTGGGGTCCCAAAGAGTGACCATTTCTTTTGTTATTGGATCTAGATATCTAAAGAAACCACCATTCTCTTCTGTATTATAAGAAAGAAGAATGTTGTAGCCGCTTGCATTCCAGTTAGTGTGCCATCCCATAAATCCATTCTCGGGATAGTAAACATGTACCGCATTGTTTTTAGCGCCAAGAAAAGAAATTAATTCACGATTGAGTTTCTGTTGCTTCTCGCGGTGAGTGGTCGGGACAGAATCTACCAGTCCGATATCACAACAGAAAGCAGTTTCTGGATACCCCTCATGTTCACCGTCTTTCCCCACCAGCTCATTCATATACTTTTCAGAGGTGCCAGTATCAATATCAAAGCCTCGGCGTCTATCTGGCTCTCTCAATTTGTCGTGGTCTGTTTGTGAAAAGAACCACTCCGCATAAGGAGTAAGAATTTCCAGTAGTTCTGGATTTATATTTTTAGAAACCTTCATTATTTGTCCAATACGGATGGCGGTAACGTATAGTGATAGATGACAATCTCTTGTCCTTGCAATTCTTCTTGTTTATAACCAATGACAAAATTCCACTTTGCATCTGGATCAGGAAATCTTCCTGTCTTTACACCCATATCCCCATAAGTCAATAAGCGCCACATTGTAAATGTGTCCCACTGTAGTGCTTCTTTTGGATAGTGCTGTCTGTCGTAGCCGGGTTCATTCTGCTTACAATATTCGCCCCACCAAGCACTCATCAATTTGAGTGTTTGTTCATTATTACGATAGACAAATAGACCGCAATGCTCCGTCATTTCCTCTGTTTCGGAAAGTTTAGTTAGTGCAGCGTTATACGGACGATTAGCAGTAAAGATTACATCCACATCATCTGGTATCTGTTCAAAGATTTTTCGAATATCGTCGTGTTGAACTTCTGTATCACAGTCCATATAAACTGTCAAGTCATACGGAGTTTTATCTAGCGCCCAGAGTTTGGCTCTCTTATGATATGGAACACCATCGGTAATAATGTTCTCAAAGATTTCTTCATCGCCTGGTTCTATCCATTCTGGATGAGTAAACAATGTAATTTTTGCATCTGGCCAATAGTCTAGAAGTGATAGTGCAGAGTTTTTCGCGGCTCTATAGTAACCTCTACGAAGAGATGCTACATAAACAAATCCGTTATTCTGCATTCTTTTCTTCTTCCATGATCAGCATGGTAGCATAGGCCATAACTTCAAGCGCAGACTTCGATCTACGAATCTTAGTTTTTAAGGCTTTGTTCGTGGAATTTTTTATAATAGCTACTTCAAAGGCTTCCAACTTGGCTTCGAAAAGAGTCTCGTCTTTACGGCGTTGCTGGTCTACTTTTGAACGTTCCATGCGCTGGCGAACTTCTTCTGCACGGCGCTCTTCGCGAAGACGAGTGTTCTCATCGATATCTTCTTCGGTGAACTTTTCCATGATAGCAATATAGTCTGGATTGCCACCCTCGCCTGATACCGATGCTGGCAGTCTCTTACCATCTGGATAGATGATAATTACCATTACTTGCTTTAGTTCTTTATTTAACCAAAAAGGTTCTTCGTAATCTTTAGTTTCGGCAATAATGGCCGAATCCAATACGATGGCTTCTTCATCCACAATCATTCAACTCTCCATAAAAAGAAATAATATAAAGTATATAGTATAGTTTAAGCGGTGCGAACCCAGAGAGATACTGTTGATACTGTATCTTTAGTTGCTTGAATTGTATCGCCCGCATATGTGCCAGAATATGTTCCAGAATAGGTTCTAGAACCGGAATAGTTTCCTGAGTAAGTTCTCGAACCTGCAAATGAGTTTGCGTATGAACCGGAATAAGTTCTGGAACCAGAATAGTTGGCGGAGTATGTTCTAGAACCGGCAAATGAACCGGCAAAATTTGTTGGCACCGATACATATCCTGCGTTCGAATATGTTCTAGTACCTGCAAATGTCCCGGTAAAATTGGTTGAAGCCGATACATAGCTTGTTGAGTATGTGCGCGAACCCGCAAAGGTGCCACCAACAAAACCACCGAAATATCGAATATAGTTGGCAGAATATGTTCTTGAACCTGCAAAGGGTCTAGTCCCCGCGAAGTTGGTCGCATAAGATCCAGAATATGTTCTAGAACCGGCAAACGTTCTAGTACCAGAGAAGTTAGTCACATAAGATGTAGAATATGTTCTAGACCCGCCATATGCTACGTTAGAATATGTTCTGGTACCCGCAAAAGTATTTGCATATCCCGCTGGTGTATAAGTTCTAGTCCCAGCATATGCTACGTTAGAATATGTTCTGGTACCACCATAAGAGCCTGTATAGTTTACGGATGCGACTTGTTCACGAGTATCAGAAGCTGAACCCATGCTAACCCAGGTGCCAGGAGATGGCGATGATGCTTGGATCTTATATGTACCAATACTGGTGCTGATAATGCGATTTCTGAAATAAGGAATCATTTCCTGAATTTCAGTATCGGTCATTTGCTTTACGTTATTGCCACTATATGTTTTCAGTGGACGAAAATCGGCATTCGGTGATGTTGTAGCCGCAGTCTTCTGCCAAATATAATAAGTTGTGTTACCACCATTTGCAACATCGGTGATGGTGTAACGCGAGGTCCATGTACCGCCACTTGGCGCCGAGCCAGCAAGACGATACTGTCCCGCAGTATACTCTGATTCAGTAACCATTGCTGTGACCGCTTGGTCAATAATATCATTACGGATCTGAGCATCTGTCATTTGCTGAATTGCAGTGTCATATTGCAAAGGACGGTTTGTGATTGTACCAGTATCATTAGCAGTAATTTGCTTTGCATAATACGTTACGGTGGCTATAGCACCAGTAGCTGGGTGAGTACCAGTCGCTTCTGTTCTGTCCGTGTCAGCAAAAGTGCCGATTGCGGTACCAGAAAGTGCGTTTGCTGTATCAATATTAAGGTCAGCCGTATTAGAACCATTACTTGCCGCGCCAGCAAATCCTACTGTGATCTTATTTGCAATATAATTTTTGACTTCCGTATTTGACATGGTTTGCAAACCCTGAAAGTTTGCGGAAGTAATTGGTGTAGCAGATGCTTTGAGCTTTAAAGGATTCATTTTCTATAGCCTTAATTTAGTCTAGTGCCGGTTGAATCAAATACCAACAGAGGGGTCAGTGAATACCAATCTGTAGCATCCTTAGCAACAAAAGTAGCAGATGATCCAGCAGCCACCGTTACAGCAACGTTAACCGTTCCGCCGTTAATCTTGTCTGATACGTTTGGATAAACTAGAAGATTTGTTGCAGTAGTATTAACAACTGTATAGGTCAACGAGGCTGCGGCTGTTGGGAGTTTAACACCTGCTCCAGAACCCACCGTAGTGACAATATTATAAACATCCGAGAGTTCTGTTGCACCAGACTGATTTGTGCCTGCTGCGGAAACAGTAGCAGAGATGGAAGGCTTTAGATCGCCCGTTAGAGTAAGATTACCAAACGTAGGATTGTCACCCGATTGATACTTGTCAGTATTAAGATTGTTGAAGTTATTATCGACTTCGGTATTTGTAAGTGGCGATCCCTTTTCGGATCTAAGTGTAATTGTGGCCATATCTATCTACCTTGGTTCTGTAATATTTGCTGCAACAACAATTTGATATCTAGCATCTCTTGTTTCACACTATTTATATCATTTTCAAATTGTCGAAGCTGATTTGTTTGTTCTCGATCTTTGTTTTTTCTAGCTTTGTATGCTGATAATCCAGCAACATCGGTAGAAATAATGGCTTTTGAATGGCCATCTCTAACATATTTAGTTGTGTCGTCCAGATGATATCTTTGTCCCATATTATACCTGTAGAGCTATTGCACGAAGTTCGCGACATTTTGGAACAACACTGGTTTGATTTGAAAGAAGAACCACTTTAACTGCGAAAGTTTTGTAGCCCGTGTAAGTTACGCCGTCAGTTGTATATTCCAACACACCATCACCATTCAATTCAGTTGATGGAATATCATATGTATACTCAACGAAGCTAGATGAAGTGACAGTCGGCGGAGTAGTTGTTAATTCGATCCAATCTTTTTCTTCAAACGATGCTGGATCACTTTGATGTAGGAATCTGCCATATACCTTTACGTCTGTTCCATTTGGAACATACTGACTTAGATATACTCTAAGGTCTTCTGCTTCTTGTCCATCATCTAGAACAACTTGACGAGAAACATACTTCGATCTTGCCTCACCAATACCAATATCTTCGTCTGTCGCATCATTGTTAACGTCATTTGCGATTACAATCATAGAACATTTTCTAAGATCGATAACAGGCGAAACAGTAGACGTTTGTGATGACATACCAAGTTGAATTTTAAACGACTTGTCTCCATCGAGATCATTTTGCTCATTTGAATATGAGCGAATAGCAGCATCGATAGTCAACTCTGTGGTTTTATCTGGCACAAAATTCTCATACGATGTCGATGCTCTTGTTTCGGAACCAGTATTTGTCGTGGCAGAATATGAAAAAATAAGTTGACATGGAGTATGATCCATATATGCAAGATTCGCACCCAATGCATTCAACACCTTATCTTCAAGTTCTGCTATTAGAGCATGAGAAGAGCCGTTGCCTACTCGGTCATTGACAGTGAAGTTTCCGCTCTCGACATAAATCTTAGCAACGTTATATAGAGTATCGTAAGTATGAGCAAAGCCGGAATTAAGAGTAACACCGATATTTGCATTCGATCCGCCAGTCATAGTCAAAGTTGGATTGCTGGTGTATCCAGCGCCGGGATTTGTCACTGCTACATTAGTCACTGCACCACCGGTAACAGTAACTGCAACCGTAGCATTGGTTGTTGCACCACCACCTGAAAGAGTGCGAGAAACAACCGTTGCAACTGTGTATGTTAGGCCTGTTAGTGTGCCAGCAGTAGTTGCGATTGCGGCACCAGCTTGAGTTGTTAGCGTGAATCCAGTAACAGCGCCAACCGAACCGGTAACAGCAGAAACCTTATAGACAGTTCCTGTGGCATAACCAGATATTGTAGCAGTACCACCTAGAGTACCAGTGATAGTTACGAGATCACCAACAACAAGTTTCGAAGCGCCGCAAGTAAACTGTCCTGCGGTTCCAGAAACAGCAACAGTAGCAACAAGGGCACTACCATAACCAGTGCCTGCGTTGATTATATTAAACGAGAATCCATGAATTTTATCGCCTGGAGAAAATTCAGAACTTGAGAAGGAATCAAATTTTGCGTAGTCGATATCGTGAGTATTCAGTGCAACCGTACCAGTTGTGCCGATTGCAAAGTTTGCTCTCTGTAAACTAAACTTGATATCTTCTGCTTGATATGCTGTCCAAGTTCTGTTGTTCGCTGAGGTAAATAGAACGCCGATATTAGGTTGTTCTGAAATACGAGTTGTTGTATTAAGTTGGTTTTCACCCAATTCAGACACCCAAATTTCATAGTTAGGGTCATTACCCGCAGGAAGAAGAACAAAACAATATTCGGTATTGTTTTGCAAGAATACTGGCGACGGGAAAGTAAACTTAGTTGACGTAGCACCATTTTCGGCATCGATGTTTACCTGACCAGGAGATAATGTTACTTCACCGAAAGGAATTACTCTATCACCCGGATAACCATTTACCACTTCTCGTAGTTGCATGGTAATAGGATTTGTGGTAGATTTTTTCTTAAAGTAGGTATCTATAGAAGTCACATAACATCCGAACGGCACATCAGAAACCATAAACGTCTGAGCGATTGGGTCGAGGTTTGGTCTACCGCGTCCTGTTGGGCGCGGCTGGTCGTCAAACATTGGTGGGTCTGGCACAACGGGTGGGTCAGGTTGAACAACTGGGGGCGGCTGAACAGGTGGAGCAGGATCGGGAGCAGTTACCTGAGTAACATTAGTTATCTCAGTGATGTTATTGGTAACGTTGGTCACAGATGTATTATTGATGTTTTGTGTAACCTGAGTGACTTCGGTAACATTTGTGGTATTATTGATTGTAGTAAATGTATTATTTACTACTGTTGTTTGAACAACACCAACTGCTCTTTCGCCTAGTCGATTTGTTGTCGTATTGCTATCGGAAACTGATCTGCTATCCGACAGATTTGAGGTTGCCAGATTAGCAACTCTTGTAGAAATAACAGTATCTTGAACGCTTTGTGATAAACCATTCGCAGAGAATGTCATCGAGGCAGCGGTAGTAATAAACTTGAGTCTGTTTTTAGAATCATCGGTAAGTCTGAATAGCTTTTCTCCGACGCGGAAAGTACCAGCAGGAATTCTGAATTGACCAAAGCATTCACCTGCCGCATTCGTAATTAGTGGTGCGCCATAACTGCCAGCAAGAGATGAGTTTTGAACCGAATTTGTTGTACCACTAACAATCCCAGACAGTGGGCGACAATGAGCCTCAACAGTAGCACCGTCAAAGAATGGATATACACGAGTAAGCGGCTTCATTCTCGTTGCTTTAAACGTCACAATAATAGAACGCATAAACGGAACGATAGAAGTATTTGTTACTCTAGGACCAATTCGTTGAGTTTGTGTTTCCGGCGTTACAGTAAGTTGAACGCCCTGACGAGTTTGTCTTTGTTCTGTTGTCGTTGTTACGATAGCAATATCTTCTTGGAATAGAGTATCGCCTCGTATGGCAGTGTTACCCGCTGCCGTTTGTGTGTTTGTAGTAACTCTACCCGTTCCGGTATCTTGCCAATCTTCCCACTGAGTGCCCCATGCATCGGCAAGAGTTTCCCAAGCATCATAGTTACCATCAAAATTAGCAGAAATATCAGGAAGAACAGAAGTGTCTGTCCAGTTATCAACAGGAGGATCCAGTTCTATTTCACCGATATATGTAAATAGTAGGTCGCCCGTGCAATTACGGAACTTAGATGCTTGTAATTGAGACATCATCGTAAATTCTGTATACGGTAGTGTCAGTAGATCGCCGGTTTTTGTAATATTGGTAGAGTTTGCTGAATCATATTGCAGGTCCACATTTTCCATGAAGAAGAATGGACGCATTTCTTTTGCGTTCGGATCAATAGCAATATGGTATTCATTACTTAAAACATTGCCGACATTATGCCCGGTGAATGCATCTACAAGAATACCGTTCTTAAAGCGATCTAGGCCGTTGGTATCAGTAATACTCAAATCACTGGCAGATTTTTCTAGTAGATTTAGCGAAGTGTAGTATTCCAGTCGATTCAGTCGTTGTTCTAGCTGACCAATATCGCGCATTGTATAACGACGATTATCAATCGTCTTATACTTAACCCCATAATCCGGTCTACCCACAGATTTAGCAACGTTGGGTGCCAGAGAAGGATACGGCGGAATATCTACAACCGCGATAGATAAAGAATTCTCCGGTTCTACTGGTTCAAGTGGACTTAAAGAAGATACACCATATACAGAGGAAAATACACCCTCGTCGTCCATAACAATTCTATCTTTACGTCCCAGATAATACTCAATGTCCGTAGTAAATTGTTCTGTTGGGAAAGGTGTTATAATAGCCGCGCCAGTAGGACCACTAGGTGAAGAACCTACTGCAGGATTAACTGTCGCTGAGCCAGGGCTTGTCGTGAATGTAATAGTATCATCCCAGCGAGGACGAAAATCTAGTGTGTCGCGAAGATCATATGTGACCCCGGAAGTTGTAGAGGTATAAATTGGAATTTGTTCTGTGCGAATTTTGCCCGCCGGTGTAGTTTCGTCATCTACCTGATATGAATCAACGGTGTAGAAGTTGTATACAGTAGATGGAGAACCACCATGAGTAAAATAGTCAAATGTCACAACCAACTTTTTGTCTGTTAGCGTAAGACTTGCACCTGGTTTTTTAACAATTCTGGCGTTCGCATAGAAGCCGTCTCGTTGACCATTATCAAAGTTGAACAACGAAGTCACATCTGTTCCGCTTGCCTGAATATCTGCCGCGGCATCATCGAACTCACCGATCTTGACCGTGCGAAGTTTGTAACCATCAGACGCACCTAAATTATATGTACCTGTGGTGTTGCCACTATCTTCTGTGTCCAGAACAACAACTGCACTTTCTTTAAGTTCCTTGGTTACTTTATTTGCACCTGCAACTTGCACCTTACAGTGAACGCGAATGTTTGTGGCCGCGTTGATTGTTCCTGGGAAAGTTATTGTAATCTGTGTTCCGGTATTAGTTACAGTTACACTAGCAGTAGATTGTAGATTTAATACTGAACCAATTTCATATGCCACATTATTAATAGTGCAAGCGGCCTTGGTAGTAATTAAGATATTATCTAGAATTTCTGTGTTAGTCAGTGTTCCAACAGTAAACGGAAAACTCTCAGGTGAACTTACCGAGAATGTAATAGTGTTGCTGCCATCAATAGTGTCATCAAATTGTTTGCTATAGACAAAACTATTGTCAACAGAAACAGGATTTGTAGTCTTCAATGCTCTAGCAGGAAACTTGAAAAGAAGGCTGTTGAACTTACTCTCGTATAGGTATGCTTTGCTATCCACGAGAACAACATTCGCATGACCATCGGCAGTGGTATCATAGTAAACGCCCTTAACATCTTCAAAGTTAAATGAAGATGTCATTTGAATGTCGTAGAGATACATGCGGAATTGCGTATTATATGCACCTGGTGTGCCAGTCTCGTGAGCAATATGGCGGACTCTAGCTGTACCGATTTGTGATCCTGGTGCGCCTGTAGCAGATTGTGCTCCGTTAGTTGCCGAAGATGGCAGGGAAGCGCCAGTGCCTATAGCATTTGCCGCAGCACTGCGGAGTGAAACAGTATCACCCGCTGCAATATCCCAGTTACCGCAGAAGTTGTCAACTAAAATGTAGTTACCAAATGCAGTAGAAATAGGAACTTCATTTACAACCTTAGTTGTATTTCCTTTTGGAACAACTATATATTCTGTTTGTCTGGTTTCGTATGCATAACCGCGAACATATGCTTTACCTGCTTCGATACCAATTGCTAAAAGTGTCTCATCACCACCGGCTGCGGGGGTTGTCGCATTATATGGTATTAGACCGCTATTGGTTCCGGTGTCGAGGTGTTCCTTGATTAAAATAGGAAACGCTTTTACGGTATAGTTACCAGATTCATCGAAAGTGCGCTTTGCAAGATTGCGACCAAGGTCGGCATAAATGCGGTCTTCGCTCATAACATTTTGTAACTGACCAGCAACAACTGTTATATACTCAGAGAACTCGTCACCTGGCGTGGCATCAAGCGCATATTTAACCAGAGATGCGGTCGTCACATATCTGTCGGCACCTGGCGCGGCATAGTTGAATGTACCTTGTGCGGGATCCAAAAGATCGGGGTCAGTTTCATGTGTGACGATACTTTCTACAACCTCAAAACCAATTCTAAAATAGGGATCTGCATTATATTTTAGTAGTTCGAGAGTAGTTTTAGTAAAAGGAAGAAACTTACCATCTAGAAAAATAATACCATCATCTAGAGTTACAAATGACCCTCTACCATAATAATAATTGCCTTCCTCAAAAGAATCATCTACTACAAAAGTATCAGTAACTTGAGCGGCGGTTTCAGATTCTATTACACGGATTGTTTCACCGGGAGAAAAGTGAACTGCGTCTGTGGATCCATCACCCGTAAGATATCTTAAATAAAGTGTGTTAAGATCGGGCGAGTCCTCTTCCGAACCGCCGCTCACATAAATAATTTCTGCTTGTATCGAAGATGTTAAGCCAATTACTTTAGCACCGACATAATCCTCAATATCTTGAATCAAAAATCCAGAAGCATCTTCATCTAGAACTTTAACGAAATCCCGAGCGGTGTCAAGTTTGAACTCACACCCAGCAACTACCGACCCATTTTTAAAAACATGGTTGCCGAATTTTCCAACCTGATCCTGAAGAATGGATTGAAGTTGTGTTAATTCTCTTGCCTGAACAGCATAACCCGGCTTGAACAGAATTCTATTATAATTGTTTGCAATCGCATCCGCAGCATCATCATAATACGGGGATACATTTAAGTCCAAGGCCATATGTAACTTCTTTCTTAAAAGTTAATAACTGTTCTAATATTTTCTACTTGATCTGCTTGTCTATTAATAGGCAGACGATTTTCTATATAAAGAATTTCGCCTGTAGTATTAATAACATCCGGACTAGTTAGACTATTTATAGTCAATGCAGTAACGCTCGTTCTATTATTTGTCAAAACAGAATCTACTGTGATAACTGGAATTACGGGAAGAAGGTATACTTGATCTGTAGCTTCTTTAATCTGAGCAACAATAAATCTACCGCCATTGTCTGTCGAAATGGAATCATCATTTGAATAAACGGTAGTATCATCAACTGTAATTACATAACAGGTAGTGCCAGTGTCTGCCATAAAATTGGCCAGTCCATCGTCTAGTGGATTTTTAACAATACCAAGTTGACGAAAATCGTTGTTGTAAAAGTAATCCGATGTATCGTTAGTTAAATTAACTGAAAGACACACTGTTTTAGCATATAGTTCTTTTACTGGATTTGCGCCGTGGCCATAATACGGCGAAACGGTAGCTGTTGCTGTTGCGCCAGAACCGAAACCAAGAATATTACTAAATGATATCTCGGCAAAAGTATATCCTGTACCAGGGTTAGTAATATCAACACGTTCAATTCTACCCAAATCATCTACAAATGCCACTGCTTCTGCGCCAGATCCATCACCGGATATGGTAACAAGAACGTCTCCTGAAGAATAATTCTGTCCAAGTTGTAGTAAATTAATTCTATCTACAGTGCCTGGAACTGCCGCAGCCTCGATGTTTTCTTGGTCTAAAGAAACTGGCTCATTACCTAAGGATACTTCTGCGGCGGCGCCAGCACCCGTTTCATTATCTACAATTTCAATATATGCAAACGAATAGCCTCTGCCCTGATTAGTAATGGTAATATCTGTAATTGCACCTGCGGTAACTACCGGAACCGCTGTAGCTCCTACACCGTCACCCTGAATAAGAACTGTCGGTAAATCTCCTGAGACGTATCCTGAGCCGCCAGAAGTTACGGTGATATCATCAATTTCGCCATTGATGTCGAATAACGGAACACCTACTCCTGCCATCTTACGAACTGGAATAAAATCGGGAGTAAGAAACTTTAATTCATCTGACGCTTCTACCTTAAACATGTATTTCCATACATAACCATCTGAAAGTATGAATGCATTAGTAACATCTGTGCTGTTGGGTTTATTAAAACTTGGCGCACCATCGTTATTGTTCAAACATTTGTATACACGCATATCATCTGTCAGGACATAGAAGTTCTTTGTTGACAAATCATCAACGTCATCGTAATGATCATAAATGGTACCAGCCACCCAATTGATACGACGAATCATCATAACAGCATCCGAGGCTTGGACACGTTTAACAAACATCATATTTCTATGTGTTTGACTGTTATAAGACTCGGTATCGAGTGGGGTTTCTGGTGTGCCGACAACTGGCCATTCTGTGGTTTTACCCACAAAGAAATAAAAGAAGTCGTTCTCGTTAGCTACGTCACGATAGAAACTTCTTGCTAGTTCATTTCTAGCCAATGTTCTTAGCAATAGAGCCACAGTTTATTACCTATTATTCTACAGTGACAGTCCAAGTGATTGTCATCGAGTCACCTGCAGCCTTGTTGATAACTGCAAACTCGGTACGGCAAAGCATTGTGCCCGCCGATGAAGCGTTGAAAATGCCTGCTTCTGTAACAGCACCCGTGCCGGTACCAGCTGGGAACGCAGCAACATATTCTACGGAGTTGCTTGTAACTGTAGTAGAAAATAGCGTGACGCGCGCCAGTTGTGTTTGTAGGGCAGTATCACCGGCAGCAGGATCAGTTGTACCCGAGCCGATTGCCATGTGAGACATTGCTGTTGCAGTGGCGTCCTTCATGCGCGATGCGATGTAGTCTAGGCCTGCATCAACAACGAGGTTGGTTACATTAAGTTCTTGCTTAAGGTTGCCTGTATTGTCATTGACAACGATAGACAGCTTACCTGTAGCTGAAAGAAAATCCTTATTTCTCATGAGTATTATACCTTCTTCTTGTGTTAAATAGAATTGTTACTTCCAACGTAATCGCCTGCTTCATAAGCGCCAGAAGTGTAATCGTATGACCAGTATTCTTGTATATTTATATTGCCAATTTCACTTGCGGTAGAAATTTCTACTAGATTTTTACTGATACTAGAGTGCGTATCTTCCATGGTGTGAAGCGTAGACTGTGCAGCCTTGCCGGGTTCAATAATTTCGATGTTCTCATTGACACCATTTGGTAAACTATCGCTGGGTGCTTTATTTACCAATAGTGAATTATTATCCGAGACAGAAACACCATCGATTAATGTTTTTGTAAACGAAGTTTCTAAAACATCCGTGACTGTAGGTTCATCATTTGGTATAGGTTGTGTGGAATAAATTGAGTTGATAGTTTCGGTTGCAATTACGGTTTCATTAATTAACTTAGTAATTACCATATATGGTATACTATCACCCGATGCAACTGTTTCTGTTAGACCTTTACCCGCTTGGATGGATGCGGTATCAGAAGAAGTAACAATATCATCACCAGATATATGCTCAAAAGTAGTTCCTCCAATTGAAACATAATAACCAAATGGCATTGTAGCACCAGAAATAATAGTAATAGCACCTTCGTTATCGATACTAATAGTCATAGTATAAAGACCACCATCTTTAGTTATATCAAAGGTGGTGCCATAAAACGCACTGGCGTTATCAAACGGAGTAACATAAGAAAATGATACGTTCTTACCGACATGAGATACATGTTGCTCCTCGGCAAGATATGTATCATTAAGTGTCTTTCTAAACACCACTGCAATATCATAATCTACACCGAGAGTTTCAACTGCATGAAGATTTTCAATTGGGAATTCGTAGAAGTGAATTGGTTGACGAGCAACTTCAAATGACACACCCAATTCTAGGGTGCTTCTAATTAATAGTTCACTGAATACGGCCATACCTGCTGGGTGCACAGTGTTTTTCACCATTGTCATCCAGTTAACAGACGGCACAGTGGAACGAAGAACATACGAATAATTTTGATAATAGTAATTGTCTTGAAGTTTATTAACATCCGACAACATACCTTGACGATTCTGGAATCCTTCTTGTATCGAAGTTATTGCTCCAGTAGTGAAGCTAAGAACACAATTTGATCCAGATGTCGATGTTATCGTAGTTGTAAAGTTCTCTGCTTCAAATCCACTGCCACTTGATAAGATTCTTACCTTCGTGGGTTTCCCCTGAGCATCAACGCTATCAATAATAATGCTGGCTCTATTATCAATTCCAAACTGGACATAATCGCCAGCAAAATAATTTAGAGCCGTATCTGGGAAACTGAATACATATTGTCCAGTCGATCCACTTTCAAAAATTGAGTATACTTCACCTTGTAAGAAGCCGTAATTCGGTGTACCAGAAATGCTAACAATATCTACAATGTCTGTAATGCTACGAGTAAGATAACCATACTTATCTGTAAACTCATCAATATAAACAAACGACCGTATGGTATCGGTACTAAACGATACGATAGTGGATTCTTCTGTGTATCCAGTTCCTTCAGTTAACATCGAAACATATTCGATACCACCGGTGCCATTTAGATACGCTTGCGCTGTTGCTCCAGTAGCTCCAATATCGGAAATGAATGTAACGACTGGAATTGCATTGTAGCCACTACCAGCTGCATCCATGGCATCGATGAAACGCTGTTCGTCGCCAGTACCTGCAGAGGTAAAATTGATAAAGTATTCTTCAGATAACACATGAAAATTACCGACGCCCGCCGAGGTAAGATTCAATTCATTATATGTAGTAATAGTTACATAATCACCAGCAAAATAAGTGTCATCTAAACAATATCTTGGATCACTATCGAATAGAGATTCCGCAAGTTTGATTGTATTGTTATCAATTTTAATAACATAATACACACCGGAATCATCCAGCCCGCCAATTTCGGTAGAATCTGCCTTATATACCACCAGATCACCGGTATTATAACCATGTGCCGCTATCGTTATAGTATTAGTTGAAATGTTTACATTAGCACTTCTAACAAAAGTCTTGATAGGAGCTTGTTGCAACGCAATTTTGTCACGATACAATCGAAAATATCTATTATCAATTACTTTAACAAAATATTGTCTGTATGGAATTAATCCGCCAATTGCCGAGCCTTCCATAGGATCATAGATAACACAATCACCAGTTGTGAACCCATGGTCTGGAATATAAAATCTGGCATATATGTCAAAGTTTTCAGTCGGATCAAAAACTCTAGAAGAAACTGCCGGGTCACCAGTAATGGCCTTTATTTCACCATCAACAACAAGGGGCCCGGCACTTGCGCCTGCACCGGGAAGAATGATTACATCATTTTCTTCTTGCTTAACATAAAGTTCATATGTTGGAACAGTAGAGTATGCTAGTCTCGTTACTTCATCAACTGTAATATTGTATGTCTCAAACGTAGAAACGCTACCAATATCAATGTGTGAGTAAATCTTGGCCCTTTTACCCTTTAAATCAAACGGGTCCAATAAGATAGTATCGTCTGTTGTGATACGCATCTTTTCGCGATTTACCCATATACCATCAGATGGTTTTAATACAAACTTTGATGGATATATAATCTCAACATGTTCGTTAAAGAAAGTTCTAAAAATGAATAGAATACTTTCTTCTGACCCCTTTGCTTCATAAAACTCTCTAATGAATTTTATAAGGCGACGATCCGTAATAAGCGAATCTTTAGGAAACATCTGTAGATATTGTTCACGAAACGAGGGAATAAAGGTTTCAAGTGTATTATTGATATCGGAAAACGAGCTGGCATTCAATAGAACATTATTCACCTCTCCATCCTGATCTAGAAACTCATAGTATTTTTCTAGAAAAAGAACGAATTGCGGGAATTCGGCTCTGATATAATCTGGAACTTGATTTGCAATCAAATATGCCAGAGAATTTTTGAAATCCGACATGTATTAAGTTCCGATTATATTGATTGTAGTGCCTGTGATATAATTTCCAGTACCAGAGATAGTAGAAGTATCTTGTGCTAAAACTAAATTCTTATTTGCATACGGGGTGACCGCATACGTATAGGAAATATCCTCATTTACTGGTGCCATAATGATGTCCGGCGATGACCCGTGTGGCTTAATATAAATTCTAAGATAAAGATCCGTACCAGAAATAGTATTAATATACAAACTAGGTATCAAGATTTTACCTGTTTGATAATCTATTGTTCCTACGGCAGTTGATATCAGAAGATTGTTTTCGTCATATAAATCTAATACACCCGGCAGCGAATCATCTTCGGTATAACTGTCTCGAAGATAACATGTTACTTGCTTGCCCGATGGTAATATCGTGGTAAAAAGGTTTGATCTTACACTATTAGGTGTGATTGTAGTATTGTATGCAAATGAAATTCTATTATTTTCGGCCGTGAATGGCTCATATGCTCTATGTAGATTCATTTCTATATTGGTGGCATAGATAGAAGTTGAAACAGAATTTAATAATTCTAACAATTCTGAATAGTAAAAGTTCTTTTTTACTTTAGAAGTTGTATTTACAAAATAACTCGCTAAGTATTCAGACATAGTATTCTGAATAACAGAAGCCGACACTGACGTATTATTTTTTAAATATCTGGCTGTTATATTAAAACTAACATACAGATATGAAGGGTCCACAAATACTGGCTGAATTCCAACGACACCTCTAGGCTTTAGAATGTCCCGTGCAATAGATGTCTTATCGGATTCCGTGATAACACTATTTGGCAGAGGCTCAATTGAAACGAAAACTTTACCGTAAATAGGGGGGTCATTATCTTCTCCGCCCCAAACAGCTATCGAATTGATGTTGGCGAATTGACTCTCGATTAGTGCTGTGTAGTCCTCAGCGGTTACGGCTCTATTCTTTGTAGCATTGAATTTAGGTGCAATGAAGCGAATTGAATCAGTTGATTGGGCTTCTGCGCCGCCAAATGCAGTGGCGGCCGAAACAGAAATTATTTCTCCTGTTCCAAGAATTACAGATTTTGCGGATAATCCTGTGACAGAGTTTGCGCCTATCCCACCACTTACAATATAGTCTATAGTAACAATATTACCGACTGTTAATTTTTTACCCAAAACGTTATCACCAAAACGAACTTCAATTAATCCATTTGCATTTTCTTCCACAAAGAATGCTCTTGAAGTTTCCGTGAGTGAAACGATGTTCTGATTTTGAACGAATGTTTGAAGGTCTAATTCAGATGAAGATGTTTGGACTCTACATACTATTGTAGAAGTGTCAACATTTCTATTTAAAAGTTCGAACGGCCCAGACACAGTATCTGCCGTAACGGTAAAGAAGTTATTGGTTCTTACACCTTCGATTAGAGTTACAACGAAAGTAAAAGTTCCGTCTGCTTTTGTTGCAGTAATATCGTCTTCAGGATAAAATGTATACGTAACACCATCTGAACCAACTCCCTTAAACCCTAGGTTTTTACTTAGAGTTGCCGTGCTGGATGTATACGATGCCGGAGGAGTTATTTCAATTGTGGCCTCAACTCTAGCGGAACGAATTGAGCGAGGATTATATCCAAGAGACTTAGAAATCGAAACGACAGACGATCTTTTTACCGCACTGTCTATGAACATTTCATTTGCGAGAAGGTGGGCAAGCGTTGCGTTATAGTGAGTATTATACGCAAGTAGGTCAATTAAAACTGATAGACCAGATCCATCAAAGTTGTAGTCCGCAAACTCAGTTTGACTTTGTAGATATGTCTTTAGATTTTCTCTAATGCCAAAGAAATCTAGTTCGGTAACATTTAATTGAGCCATATTATCTGCTTCTTCTTAGAATAGTTGAAAAGTTAAAAGGACCTTCAATACCAAAGACATAAAAAGTAATGTTTACCGTAAAAGCATTTGCATCATATTCAGGAATAACCTCTATGTCTTGCGCTCTAACTCTTGGCTCATATTTGTTAATCAATATTTCAAGTTCTAGTTGTAATCTATTGGCCGTAATAACATCGATATTTTCAAACAATAATGCATATATGGGAGACCCTAATTTAGGTTGAAAAGGTCGCTCATAGAATCTAGTAAGCACTAGAGTTTTAAGAGATTGTTTAACTGCATTGACATCATATTTCTTCGCAACATCACCCGTCACAGGATTAGCTGCAAATGAAAGATCGAAGTCTGAGTATATTCTGTTTACTTTTTTAATAGCCATAAGTATATTTATACATTAAATTAGCCTCTGAGACCAGGCATTTGATCAAATTGGCCTTTCTTTCCATACGCTTTGTCCTCATAGAAACTTTGTGCCCAGCCTCTAACAGCCAATGTTGAAGGTTGTCTTAATCCAACGTGAACCCATGGACCATTACAACGCGACGGCGCATGTTCGTAAAGGAGCTGATCATAAGGAATCCCCAATCCTGCAATAATATTTGCAACATCGCGGTGTCTACCGCCTCCATATCCGCAACTTGCGAACTGCATATCAATCCCCCAGCCAACATTATGGGCTGAGCCATTTGTTTTTGGGCGTAGAGTTGATGTAATCACAAAACCTTTACCGAAACGTTCTCTAATAGGATCGACACAAAGAACAAAAAGATCCCGCAAGTTTTGAACTATTTGATATGCCGTCCATCTTCTACCTGCGCAAGATTTTGAGCCAGGAATACTAGCTGAGCCTAGTGCAGTGTTTAAGGCACCTTGTAATGTGTAGTAGTGAGATAGCTTAATACTAGATGCCAGGGCATTATAGTTACCAGTTGAGGGAATTGCCGGTAGCTTATTTCCTTTAAAATCTGTGGCAGTGCTTCTAAGTCCGGCTGCAGGTGGCACCGGAGTGCCTGGTTCGGTAGATGTCGGTGCGCCACCTTCATCGCCCATGAAACTAGGACTACCGTCACTGTTAGCGCCTGCACAACCAGCATCCTCATAAGCAGATTCATTTGTACCAGGTGCTTGAGTAGTTTCTGTCGGTTGAGTGGCGGGGGCGGCGGGGGCGGAAGATGGGGCAGTAGGGGCACCACCAGCCGGAGGCGCCATCGTAGTTGTTGGCGTATTAGAGTTTGCTGCCGGTGGATTTGTTGGTGGTGTTTCTGCCATATATTCCTCTTATGCCAACGATGTATTGGGATTTAATGCCGTATCGTCGTTGATTGTCGCTTGTTCTGGGAAGGAGATTCCACCCGCTGAATTTAGAAGCTGACTACTACCGCCTGACCCCGCCGAAGTAAGACCATCTGGACCACCGATAATAGGTGATGCCGAGACAGATACTGGCTTTTCAATAGGAATTGGATTTGCAAGTGTTGCAATCTTAGCGCCAGTTGCTTCACTTGCAGGATCCGCAGAATTTGCATTACCAGCAGTTACCGCTGATCCTGGTTCGGTAACAGAAGCAGATGTAGGACCAGATATCGGAAGATCGTGAGTGCTTCCACCATTAGTACCAGTATCAGTTCCAGTTGCTCGAAGATTTGTGCTACCAGCATTCAGTGTGGAGACATTCGCAGTTGTAACGTCAAGAGTTGGTGTATCAATTGCTGAAGAAGCAACAAGAGGTGCCTTAAGATTGATATTGCCCACACCCTCTACGTTGACAGCAGCGCCAGACTTGACGTTGGTTGCTGCCGCAGAGTTAACATTCACTGCATTACCAGACTTGACATTAACTGAATCCGCTGCTTGTGCGTTTATCACATTTGCGGACTTGATATTTGTAGAAGCAATGGATTCTGTATTAACCGAACCAGCAGACTTGATGTTTGTATTACCAAGCGATTCGATGTTTGTATGTGTACCAGACTTACTATCGATAGTTACGGCGGCCTTGCTCAAGATTGAACCATCTGTGTCTTGATTGATATTGCCAACAGATGTATGATAAGAAACTCCAGATACCTTAACATGATAATCACCCTTAGATGTTACTTTATAACCGCTTGCGGTAAGGTTATGAGTGCCATCAATTGTCGAATTGAAGTTGCCTGCACCATGTATTTGCATGTCGCCTTTATTATCGTGCGAGAATACACCATCGTTTCTAATGAAGATACCGCCGCCTACAGATAGACCAAAGTGGCCAGCAACGTTTAGATTGAAGTCATTATGAACATCCATGTTGACCTTACCATTCATAGTAAGATTTGCATCGCCCATAATCATAACATTACATTCACCTGCAACGTGAACATTCGCCCGGCCTTCAATTAAAATATATCCGTTGTTGTCGATAATTGTATAGTTATCACCAACAACGCGAGTTACTTGTGTTCCGTCAGGGCCGATTTCATTAAATGATCCTGATTTATGTGCAGTATGAATACGTTCTGCACCAGGAGTATCGTCGATTTCTTGAACGTGACCCGACTCGGATGCAGTAACCTTATTAAACGGATACTGTGCGGCATATGCAGTCTTGGGTTGCGACCAAGATCCACCGTTTCTACCCGCTTTTGGAATATCTCTTTTGCGAAGAGCATTCTTGGCTGCCGGAGATGCACCAGAACTTAGACTTTCCTGATTTGCACCCTGTGATGTCGGGTTATTTTGAATATGAGGAGAATTTATGCCCACCGCAAGAGGATTAGTATCTGGTTTACCACCGAGAGACTTCTTGGGATATTGGCCTCTTGGATCACCGAAGCCGTTTTCAGTATCATTTGTTACTGGAATATTCGCAGCATCCGATGGGGCTTGTGTCAATGACTGCGCGGTATCTGCCGCGGCGGGATGTTCTACGCTATCTGCTTGTAGTGGATTTGTATTCGGAGGAGCTGTTGCGATAGGCGGAGCAACTCTCGTCACTTCTTTTTGTGAAGACGCGAACCCTTTTTGATCTTCTACAATTGTAGTTGTTACTACAGAACCATCGCCATATTTTTCGGTGACAACAGTAGTCGTTGAACCGTCTTCACCTGGTTTACTTGCACCCTGAGAGGCTACTGGAGTATTATTACTAAAAGTTTTCTTGACTTTCTCAAGATTTGTAGTATACTCACCGGCAATGCCAGACTTGGCACTAATAAGATCATTTGATAGTGCAGTATCTGGTCCAAGTGGAGGATTATTAGTATCTCTAACCCATTTATTATAGTTAAAGATGATGTCTTTTTGTTCTCTCTTTAGAGAAGTAATAACATCAAGCCATGCTTCTGCGGTAGGAAGATCCCACTTAGCTGTTGACGTATCGCCCGCGGAAACCTCTTGCGTCAATTCAACAATGTCTCGCATCGTGGATTCAATTTCGCGAGTTAATTGGGCGTCAATACTTTCCTGCCATTCAGGTCTGTTCAGAGATATAATATATTTTGTTCTATCTGGTTGATAGTTTATCGGTTTTAGTCCGTCGACCTGTATTGCGTAGTTACCTCCAAACGGAATAACTGTGGCAATTATTGGAATCTCTCTGAGTGGCAGCGCCCCGCTATTTTGAGGATAAAGAGCATTTCCAAGATTTTGTTCAAAGATTTTAGGTGTTTTTGGAGTATAGTTATTGATACGTTCTTGCTTAATTGCACCATCAATAGCAGAAATCAGTATCGAATATTGAGGAGTTTTTATATCTGTCTTATCAATCAAGTTTACAGAAGCAATCGGTTCACCTTTAGATGATAGTGTGACAACACCATTAGATGCTGTCCATTGATATGAAACTTCAACTGAGCCATATGTAGACTTCATTGGATTGGGGTCGACAGGCGGCGAAGAAGCCTGCGTTGGTCCTCCTACCGCAGCCGCAATTTGCGTAGACGGTAGCGCAGGAACTGCATCCGCAGACGCTGCACCTGTTTGAGGAGTTGGAGGAACAGAAGCGGGGGATACCGGCAAGAACGACGAAACAATTTCACCTTCTGCTGGCTTTTCGGTGGTGGTAGGTGAAGAACCGCCCAACATTCCTGAAACATTTGATGCTGCATTTGACAACGCACTTGTAACGTTGCCCGTGGCAGAGTTGAGTGCTCCTTGTGCGTTACCAGCTATACCCGAAACCGCGCCAGTTGCCGCTGATACAGCGCCCGTAACATTTGATACCGCAGAAGCACCAAGGGCAGCGGCGGCGGCGGATGGATTACTTGCACCGGCTGTAACAGCCGTAAGATTGTTTGCCAGATCAAGGCCGGATGCGACGGTCGTGCTGGAATTAAGTAATCCACTTGCCGCTGCGTTGGCCTGGTTCCTCAATGTTTCCATCGAAGCAGAACCAGCACTACTAATGAGCGCAGTCAATTCTGGCTTACTTACACCGATTGCGCTAATAGAGGCTGCTTTTGCCTGTTCAAACTTATCAAGTAATCCCGGTTTAGCACCCGTCTGTTCTATCAACGTAGTATTAAGTGCTGGAATAGCCGCGCCTACGTTGCCCATCTTGTTAGTTTCGGATGCGATTAGGTCAGAAATTTTCGCGGGATCGGTAACACCATCAATTGCGGCACGAAGAAGTGCGGTTGCACCCGGAGGACACATACCGCGACGATTTAATTCATTGATTACCGCAGTCTGCGAATCGTTGGCTAGACCAAATCCAGACTTTAGAGATTCACCAATAAAACTTAACGATGCCGGATCTACTTTGCCGCTTGCCCCTGCCGCACCGAGTGCAGCACCTACTGCTTCTGTGGCAGTATTTTCAACATCGGCTGCCAGCGCGGTAATCTGTCTTGCGAGTGATGTATTAGATGCGGCAGAACTTGCCGTAGTAGTCACGCCATTTCTAACAGCAAGGGTATTAATAGATGGAACCCTACTGGTAACTCCACTAACAGAAGATGAAATGTTTGATATCGATCTCAATGCAGAAGTAGTATTTGCTGGCAATATACTTGACGCCGCGGCCAAAGCATCTTTAGCCTTATTGATTTCGCTGAGTTTATCTTTGATTGTTGATGCTGCTATTCCCAGTCCAGCATCTAGTATACCACCAATATCAGCAGGAATAATTCCATTTTTAACTAGTCCAGAAATGACTCCGTTTATATTTTTACCAGATAGAACATCAGCCAGATCTTTAGCAGTTTCTATTAGAGCCTTGGTACTTATTTCTGTTGTTGGTGCTCTTACGCCGGATTTTAGTAATGGCTTATCGCTATTAGTCTCTTTTGGTTTTTCAGCGACCGAGTTATATCCAATATCATACCAATACTTCGAGTTGATGCCATCCGAATTGGATTTAATAACACCTTGGGCAAAACTAATAGCATCATCTAATTTTCCACAAAGCGCAACGGAAAGTAAGCCTGCTACAGTTTCCTTAGAAGTGTTTTCATTTACAATCTTCGCATTGCTTAAATCTACGTATGCTTTCTTTAGATAGTAGTATGCCGCCTTATCTTGCATTTCTTCCGATGTTACGAAAGAAATCATACTTCTTACGGCAGCCTCATGGTTTAGAGGAATAGGATTATATAAGAAGAAATACTGGATATTATTGGCGGCTTCTCTCTTGTAAGGCGCGAAGTCATATTCACCCGCAGTATCTTGAACTGCCTCTGCGTATGACTTAACTCTTTCGGCGGCACCCGGGCGACTGCCATTAATCTGAATACAATCTTCTGCCCATTCTTGTATTTCTGGTTTTAGAAAATCAATATCAATAAGTTGTGATATCGTCATTCTATATGCGCCGTATTCACCGCGATTGTGAACTTTGCGCCATATGTTTCTCTTACCGCTGACAACATATTTTCTAGAAATTGCTTGTTGACATGCTACGAGAACTTTTACACAGTCTTCTTTTGTTAATTTACCGGGCGAACCGATATCTGGCAATTTTGCTGTAGTAGTTTGATATCCAGAACTTGCCTTAGAAGTTTCAATCGTAGTGGGAACAGCCCTTAATACTTCGGTTGCTGCTTTAGAAACATTGAGAGGAACATCTGCAATTTTTAATGCACCGGTTATCACACCAGAAATATTTCCATTTGATGCCGCAGTAAGAATGCTTAACCCATTTGATAATAATTTGCTAGTAGTTTTATCGATAACTCCACTCTTAGTAAGAGTTGTGAGCAACTTATTTGCATTAGAAACTGTATTTCCTGGTAGAGATGACGAAGAGACATTAATCTGTTTAGTTAAACTATTTGCGCCGGTCTTTGATAGCAAGCCTACTGCCGCTAATCCACTAGTTACCGCAGATAAACTCGGAGTTTTTCCTTGTTCGATTGTGTTTGCTAAAGATAAACCAGACTTGACTGCCTTGGCTTGATCTCGCGACAAAACGCCAGCTGAAGACAGTGCATTTACCGTTGATGATAAATCAGGAAGTTTACCAGTTTTGACAGACTTGACTGCCGATGTGATTAGACTGGTTGCTTGTAATAATGACATTAAATGCTCCGATTATGCTTTAGCAGACAACATTGCTGGTGTATATTTTTTAGAGAATTTATCAACTTTGGCAAAATTTTCTCTACCAAAGGCAGAACCGGTGCTAAAGTTGTCTCTGCCTCCAGTTGCATCAGTAATGATTTTGTTTGCTTCACTCTGACTTCTCGCCGTTTTTCTGCCTCGAACCACTCCTCCACCCAAGCCTCGATATTGATAGAAGGCAAAAAACGCCTTAACCGCCACATCTTGATCAGTAACCAACAAATCTGGATTAGCTATGATATCAACGCCAATAATTTGTTTAATCGCGGCATAGTTTGCTCTACCCGTCAACTGATTTAGACCCTTACCTCTGTAATTCCATCCGTCGTTTCCACCTTTATTACCATTTACGGTAGCATAGATGAAGTTGGCCAGACCCTGTGGATTATTGGCATATTTAACTGCCTGATCTGCTCTTTTCGGCCACACTTCTCTAATTCTTGCCGCTGAATAACCCATTTGTTCTGCCTTAGGTGTAAGACCACATTCTTTTTCTGCAAGTGCGACAAATGCGATACTCATATAGTCATCATAACCAAGACTTTTTGCTGTTTGGAAAATCTTTTGAGCCATGCCTTTGGCACTACCGGATACTTGAATATCTTGAGGCGCGCCTGCTGGATCAGAAGCACTGTTGCCCCCTGCAGGTATACAATCGTCGCCGTCAAGACCGCCAGGTACCGCACCGACTGTACCAAAAAACATTGGATGCTGTCCGTCTGAGCCGTCTGCAAAAAAACCTACGACCCACGTTCCGGTCACTACGCCGTTCGCCGAGCCGCCGACTCCAGATATTGAGGGATTATTTGCGGGCATAATTGGGACAGCCCACGGCAAATCTTCTGTTGGTAGTAGCTCTTTACTATCTATGTGATAGCCCATAATACGAACACGACATCTGCCCATACGTAAAGGGTCGTCGCGATCTTCAACCACGCCGAACCACCAGTAAAACTGACCAACATTATTAGTTGTTCTATTATCCATCATAGTATAAGTAACTCCATTAATCTATTTATTTGCTTGGAGCCGGGGCTGGAGCCGGTGAAGGAGGATTAGTTGTTGCTGGCGCGGCGGCAGGAGCAGCCGATGCTTCTTCGGCTACAAGTTCTTTCAAATAAGAATCCTTAGCAATTTCGCAAATCATATTATGTCTCAATTTTGTAATTTGATGATGTATCGCAGTTATCATATAATATCCACTTATCCATATATCTTTAACACTCTCCTCATCCGTTTCACCATTTCTACCAGACCCCACGGAAGGATAATCAAAATCTACGATTGTACCAACTTCCATGTCTGTTCTACCAGGAATAGTAATTTTCATTTTCATGGTAGAAATGTCGGAAAATAGACTATTTCGTTGTTGAACATATTTTTCAGGATGAAGATTCATCAATTCCGGGTCTGTGCTATCTAGAACACCAGGATGTATTGACTCAATAAAAACTTTACTGTCGGATGAGCGAATGACTGTAGCCGGAAAAATTGAATTATATTTCTTGCTTTCATCCTGGACAAGACCCGTTTGACCGGGCGCAGATTTATAACTACCTAAATGAGGATATTTCTGAAACTCAAACCCGTGATCGTATGACGTTGCCACATATTCTTTCTTGACTACATCTAATGTGAAAAGAGAGCTTGCGAAATGCCCTAAGTCTTGACCTTTAAGAACATCAACGTTTGATAGAAACTCTAGATTTTCAACGTGAGAATACGCCAAACGAATTGCATTTTCTCCTAGTTGTTCTGCCTCATATTTCTTACGATACTTCAACTTCGACATAATAAAGCCAACGGACATCTGCGATCTAATTAGATCGTTTATAGAACACATGTAAAAACCTTTGGTAGTCTCATAAAATAGAAATGTCGGTGCATCGGTAACATTTGTTCCCAATGCTCGTTTTGATAGATAACCCATTATTTGAAATGGTGTCCACATAGGAGGTAATAATGAAACCTTAGAAGTATGTGGAGTATCGCCGATAGTAAAGTCAGATTTGGGAGCAGTCGCCGCTGTGTTTTTATCGTTCAAGTATCTAGGAATATCCTTGAACGAATCCTCAAAAACTTTTGCTGCTATTTCATCTGTTG